ACTTTTATGAGTAGAAGCTATTCTATATATAACAGTACTAATACTTATGTTAAAACATCTTGGGAAGGATACGATAAAGCAATGTGTTTTGGTGGTGATACATATTTAGGAGTATTGGACTATACTCATACTATGCTATTTACTGGAAATGACCCTGATGATAGAAATGGTTTTAAGCGATATGTTGGAGCTTATATTCCACTAGAATCTAGTATAAACTTATACTATAGAAATGATGAACATTATTCTCAAGACATAGTAGAATCATCTGGAGATGGTCAAACTGGTGAGGCTAACGTTTACTTCCTAACAGATCCAGGATAGATGAATACTTTATATACTTAGAAAACTCCAATGTACGTATATAATGCTGCTTACTCTAATACTAGTACTAGTAAGAATTATATACAAAAATCTATATATGCTGAAGATGATGTTAAAAGCATGAATAGAATTACTTGTTCAGAGTTAAAGACAAATAATGAACAGACAGATAGTTGGACTAAATTTAAGTTTGCTAACTATTTAGATACAGATAGTACATATGGACCAGTTACTAATCTTAAAGTATTTAAGAACAAATTGTATTTCTTCTAGGATAGTGCTGTAGGTATAGCCTCTGTTAATGATAGGTCTTTGATTACCGATAATAATGCTGGAGCTTTAACATTAGGTACTGGTGGTATTCTTACCAGATACGATTACTTAGTTACTTTAAATGGAGATAGTATTATTAATGATAAGAGTATTACTAATTCTGAAACTACTTTGTATTGGTATGACTTAGATAAAAATGTTATATGCTCACTTAGCAATGATTTTAATGAATTATCTAAAGTAAAACAAGTATAGACATATTTAAATAGATTGCCAGATAATGCTAGAAAGAATCCAGTGTCATTCTATGATAAGAAATACAACGAAGTATGGTTTAGAATATATGATAGATGTTTAATATTTAATGAACAATTAAATGTATTTACTTCTTTCTATACTCATAATCCGAACTGGTTCTTTCCATTCTCTACTAGACTAGTAACTATTAAAAACAATAATTGTTATTACTTACATAATATGTATGATGTTAATAGTACTACTAAAGAAGAGAAAATATCTTATGTTAGATTTGTAGTTAATAAAGATATAGCATATACTAAAGTATTCGATAATTAGTGGTTCTCAGCTGAATTTGTAGACATTGGAGATGAAACTAAGCCTACGTTAATATCTGATATACACTTTAATACTAAGAATTAGGAAACAGAACCCATTGATTGGAAATAGATAGAATAGAGAGAAGATACATTTAGATTCCCAATAAGTAGAGAGAAACAAAATAATCCAGGTTAGCAGCAATAGACTAATATGTCTTATGCTGGAAGGATGAGAGGAAAATACTTAATCTGTAATTATACATTAGATTGTAATGATAACAGAGAATTTAAGCTTCCTTATGTTAAAACAACTTATAGATATTCAATGTTATAATATGAAAACTAAGAAATTAAAAAGAGTTCCTCAATATGCTTTCGGTGCTGATGCTATTTCAAACTGGGGTAATATGAGTGGAGTAGATAAAGCAAATGTAGTTACACAAGGAGTTGGTGCTGTAGGTAGTATGATAGGTAATGCTACTAGTGGAAAGAAACCTACAGCAGCTGGTGTAATAGGTGGAATAGGATCTGGAGCTGCAATGGGTGCTTCTATTGGAGGACCTTGGGGAGCTGTAATAGGTGGAGCTATTGGCGGTATTACATCAGGTATGGGATCTGGTGGTTCTGTTAATGAATAGACAGGAGAATATCAAGATCCATCTGGTATTGCAGGTCTATTTGGTCATAGCAAGAGTTATATACGTAATAAGGCTGGTAGAATTAAAAACGGTATTCAAGCCAGACAAATGTCTGAATAGGTAGCAGCTGATTACTATCAAGAAAATGGATATAATGAACTAAGCTTGTCTAAAGGTGGTGTAGTACCATCTACCATGGCTTATTTAGATGATGGTGAGATGTTAAGAATGCCAGATGGAACTATAGGATCTATACCAGAAGAAGGTAAACCTACGGATTCCAATTTATTAAATGTACCTGTTGGAACTCAAGTATTGAGTGATAAATTAAAAGTTCCAGGAACTAATAAAACATTTGCAGAAATGGGTAAGAAATTGATGAAAAAAAGCAATAAGAAAGCTAATAATATATATGCTGAAAATAGTTAGATGCTAAATGAAAGAAATAACCAAATAACTTATTAGAATTTATTAGAATAGCAAGAATCTATAAAGAATAAAAAAACAAATAAAAAACAAAGTATTCCAACTTATGAAGAAGGAACTTCTGGCGTATCTGGCAGAAAAAAAGTAAAACTAAAATATATATACGACCCTATGCTAGGTGGTTTTGGTTATATTGATCCTAACACAGGAGGTTTTGTTGAAATGAATGATGTACGCAACGATCTTCTACCTGATTCTATGTGGATTTAGAATTACAATGATTCTGAGGAGATTGAACAGCCAATCGTCCTAAAATAGGATACTGCTACTAAAAGTACACATAATGTTGGTAAACGCGATTTTTTAAAGTTACCAAATAAAAATATAAAGAAAAATACACCAACAATATTTAACGATCACGCTTTTGAAGTAGCTGGTAAAAAATATTAGATTGGTGACACCTTTGAGTATAAAGGAAAACAATATAAAGTTACCGGAAATAACGAAGCTGTGCCAGTGAGTAAAAACGCTACAGATCTTAAAGAAATTAATGACGGATTTAATTGGAACTTGTATAGAGATGTATTTACTCAAGGTGAACCTAGAATTATAGGTCCGTCTGGAGCAGGGAGGTACTCTACTTATTAGTAGAATAAAACTACGAACAGTATACCAAATGCAAATGATCCTTATTTTATTGGAAATATGTATATGAATGGTAATTGGGGTGACCTTACTGTTGGCTAGCGATTATCTTCTATTAACCCTGAATTCAACACACCTGCTTTGGGTGCAATAGGTACTAATACTTCTGATAGTTATTCAATCCCCACAATAACTCAAGATACCGCAATACCACAGACAGCAGTTCGTAGCACTCCAAGTACAAAAAGAAGCACAGTACAAACAAGCGTACAACAGCCTGTTTAGGAACAAGTTACTGGACCAATACAACCTTTTAGTAATGATCGTCCATCTTTAACAGAATTAACTTCTAAACCAAGTAAAGTTTTACCCAAATTGAATATTGGTAGACCATTTGTGTATAACCCTTTTCCAGATGATGAAGTAAGTAATGGATTAGATATGTCTTCTTTATATTCTACTGTGGCTACTTTAGCTCCTCTATTTGACAGAGAACGTGCAGAAAAAGTAGATACTTACACTTATAATCCAGTATATGGTCCTACTAATTATAACATAGATCCTATACTTAGAGAAGCTACTTTAAGTGATAGAATTGCTAGGTATAATATGGCTAATATTAATCCTAACACTGGAGCTAATATGGCATTTGGTTTACAGTCAGCAGTTAATAGGAACAAAACTATTGCTAATGCTTATGCTACTAAAAATAATGCTGAAAATCAAATGGCGTTTAACAATGCTCAAATAGCTAATCAATGGGGACAACAGTATGCTGATGCTAGGCACACTGCTGCTACTGAATATGCACAGAATAAAGCAAATGCTAGAAATATAAATAGAAGAAATTTTGCTTCAGCTTTAAATAATTGGGGAGCGTCACTGAGAGATAAAAAACAAACAAGTATGGATATGGCAGCTTTGGAAATGTTACAACCCATGCTTAATTATGGTACAGAAGACAATGTACTTAACAGAGTTAATAAAATATTAAATAGAGTAAAAAATGGTTAATAGATATGATGAACCTGCTTCTTATGGTTATATTAGTCAATATGTACCAATACCGTTTGAAAAATTATACGCATTAGGTAAAGATTATGCAGACCAAAGAAAACAAGCAGAAAAAGAATTAGAAACAAATATTAAAAAATTTGGAGAATTTGTTTCACCTTCTAGTGTAGATACATAGAATTATTATAACGCTTCTATAAAAGTTCTAGATCCTCTAATACAAGAAGCTGCTGTTAACCCAAGTGTTATGAAAAACGCAGATTATCGAGCTAGATTACAAAATACTATAAACAACTTAGATTACAACTTGTTAAGTCAATATCAACAATCTGCTGAAAATCTTAGACTTCGCGAGCAAAATATAGCTAAATTACAAGCAGAAGGTAGGTACGATATCAATATGGACGACGTTGACATAACTAATTGGAATACTAAAGATTAGGGAATAATGAATAATTTAAATCCTATTCGTTATCAATCAATTAGAGAACAAGTAGAACCTTATGTAAACAACTTGCAAGATTCGTTCTTGTATAGTAAAGGCGGATATAATTGGATTGGCGTTGATGCAGATACTGTAATAAAACAAGTAGATACCAATTGGTCATCCATACGTAATACCCCTATAGCAGAAGCTCATATAAAAGCTATGATGAAAAATGGTATGACCTTAGAGTAGGCTGAGAATGCTTTTAGAAATCAAGCTATGAATGATGCATTAGAATATGTTAGAAAGAAACCTGTAGTAGATCCATATGCTATGGCTGAATATTAGAATAGAGCTGCTATAAGATTAGCACAAGCTAGAAAAGGTAGTTAGGGTAAGCCTTCTGGTGCTGTGTTAGGACTTAGTGATATGCTAACTGGATAGTACTTGAAGCATCGTCAAAATATATTCAATAGAACTTTATCTAACGATAGTAGAGACGAACTATCAGATCCTAGTTTCCTTCAGAAATATCAAAAACTTACAGAAGAATCCTAGATTAATATAGACAATCTTACTAATCAAATTATGAACAGCAATCCTAAATTTGCACAAGCTGTAGAACTAATTAAACAAACTCTTATTGCTAAAGGACACCAAGATTCTGAAGAATTAGATCAAGTCGCGTTTCAAGCTGCACTACAATCTCCTGTAGTTAGTAATAAAGATAGAAATAAAATAAATTCTGCCATATAGTAGTATGAAGAATAGCATCAAAATATGATAAAAGAAGCAGAGGGTAGAGCCATGCAAAAAGCTTTTAATAAAACATTACAATTAGATCCTAATGCAAATCCTTTTAGTAACTTTAGAATGTACGTTGATGGTGGAGAGTATATGTACGACGAAAAGAAAGTACACGATATGTGGGAAGATGGGTTAAGAATAATTACACAACCAGTTGGACCGAATTTAAATCAAAATATGTTAAATAGCTTATTTGGATCTAATAAAAAAGTAAATGAAGAAGTAGGTTATATTATAGATCCTAATAAATTAATATCTCCCAGAAGCATTGTATTAGATAATCCTTATGTTACAAGCCTTGTAGAACAAGCTGGACACAAAATTAATGATATTAAAAATATGCATCTTGATAGAGATACTTGGGGTCAAGATAATTTTGATATAGAAGAAAGAATAGCCAAAGGTGATTTTGGTAAAGTAGCTATCGACAAAGTAGAAGGCTACATAGAACAAGGCAATACTAAAGGTTTACTTGTTAGTGTGAATGTACCTTATAAAGATATAGAAAACGCTTATACTTCTTGGTGGAGAATAGAAAATCCTAAAAATACTTTAAAAGACTATGGTTTTACTGTATCGGGAGCTCCAGAGGGAGCTGGAGAAGATTCCAGATGGTCACAAGGATACGTTACAGTAAGGATGGTTTTGGGTACTAGTGATAGTGATGTTGATAAAATTATGACAAATAGAAGCTATTAGAAAGAAACTGGTACGACAAATACAAAAGAAATGTAGATACAGCAAGATGATGCGTTAATGAATTAGATAAATAACTGGATTCCCGGAATGGGATTTTAATTAATAACAAATATGTCATACATAGATTTATAGAACGCTACAAAAAATCCGTCATTATACAGAAATAACAGCATTGGATTTCTGGATAAGGCTTACTATGAAAATAAGAACACCTCAGATTGGGCAGCAGATTATGATTTCATAGATTGGGCTTAGGATGCAACTAGAGATTATTATAGAAGTTTACAAAAAGGTTAGATGTAGACTTCTCAGGATAAAATGACAGTTAATAAATAGAACATTAATGATTCTTAGAAACTGTTAGAGTTATATGATCAATTAGATCAAGTTGATTCTAAAGACCAAGTAGCTATTATTTAGAATGAAATAAGAAATGTTACGGATGCTATGCGTAAGAATGGTAGTTGGTCATATTAGGCAGACCCTAATAGAGATCAATTACAAGGTATCATAAATGATAACCAAAAACAATATGACGAAAATTATAAATAGTATTTAGGCGATTTAGAAGAACTAAATCAGTCCTATAAGAACTATGATATAAGTCAGTACTATACAAGAAAGAGTAATGACGCTACCGCCGGATGGGGTAATTTTTTTTATAAAATGCCATCTACTATGGGCACTAGCAATACTAGCGCCCTGTATTAGACTACTAGTATGTTAGCAGGTTGGGGAGGATTCGTAGCAGGATCTAAATTAGGAGCAGTAATTGGAGCTGCTGCTGGACCTGTTGGAGCCGCAGCTGGTGCTGTATTAGGTGGTATAATTTCTATTGGCGCAGCTCAATTATTTGGCGGAATAACCTCGCGTGAGAATGAGTCCCACATGGAAGCATTTAATGGGTATTCTGAAAAAGTATAGCAACTAGCTGAAAAAAGAAATGTAGATCTACAACCTGTGATAAATAATACTAAGCAGCAATTAGCTAAAAAAGGTGTAGACGTTACTTATTTAAACGATAATGAAATAATACAAGCGGCATTAGCAGATGGCGATATCATATCGGGTTCTTCAGAATTTGATCAGATAGCTAAAGAAGCATATCTTGGAACTAGAAGAATATATGAGTAGAATAATGCACTTGGGTTTGGAGAAGCACTATCCGATTTATCTTATTTTATACCGTTGGGTAAATATCTAACAGGCACTGCAAAAACTGTTGGTAAATTTGCATATAAAACCATAGGAAGTCCATTTAAACAAGCAATGGCTAACAGAATGGCACAAGGGTTACAGGTTGCAAATCTTGGCTCTAATCTAAGAAAAAAAGTAATAGCTGACAAACTTTTTGATTTTGCAACAGGTTCTGTATGGCGTAGCGCAGTGGAAGCGTCAGAAGAAGGTGCACAAAATGTAATTATTAAGAAGTATATGAACGATGAGTATGCGGACGATTATGCAAATTCATCATTTTATGACGCATTAACAGATGGTCAATTGGTAGAAGATGCTATAGACAATTTATGGTTGAGGGCTAAAACTTTAGGAGCAGCTTTTAATATTAATCATGAATATGAAAATGATGCACAGCTATTTGAGGAGATGATGGGTGGTGCACTATTGCCATTTTTTAGTCCACAAGGTGTAATTGGTTCTGCTTTAAATGCTAGAAAAACATTTAACGACATTACTCAAAGCAAAAGAGTTGGAGATTATGTTGCTACAGCGTTGATGCAACAAGACGAAATTAACCGTAATTCTGATTTTTATAAAAAGGTAAGAGAGGGGATGAGTAATGGCACTTACCTTGATATGCTAGACAGAATTGGTAATATGTTAAAACAAAAAGGATCTGATGGAAAAACTACACAATACAATTTAGATACTACTGTTTTAACAAAAGATGGTTCTATTCCTAAAGATACTGATATTGACGAGTTTATAAACGAGTAGAGAGAAGAGTATAATAATTTGATTTCTCACAAAAAACAATCGGCTAAACAATTGAATGAATTGAATTTAGACGTAGAGGATGAAGATTTATTATTAGCTCTTTCATGGAACGCTAAAACTGAACTTTCTAAAGCTATGGCTTTGAAAGCAAAAGAAGGTTTAGTTGCCGGAAACAATGCTATTACTTTGCTAGAAAATGAAGATTTTAAAAACAAAGCTAAACAGCTTTTGAAGAAAGATAATTTGACAGACGCACAGCTGTTACAAATAGCTACTCTTTTAATTGATAAACAAGTTCAGCAATATTATGATCGTTTAACAGATTAGTCAATAGCGGAAACACAAATTAAAGCTGCATTGACACAAGGTAGAATAAGTAAATATACTGGGTTATTTGATGCTACAAATAGTTTGAATCAAACATTGTCAGAGAATAGAAAATCTAAGAAGCGTATAAAAGATAATATCAGTAGACTAGCTAAAGAATTAGATGTGACAGAAGATGTTCTTAATGAATTAGATGAACATTTAATTAGTGATACAGAACTGTTTAAGAATATTCAAAATAATTCTAAAAATAGAGGTATATTGAATATAATATCTCCGCTATTGCAGGAGAAATCTGAAAAACTGCAAAGTGTTGACAAAGAATACATATCTTAGCAAATAACTAAATATAGATAGGCTCAACACATACAAAATAAATTAGCAGACGCAGTTAATGAAGCTTCTAGAAAACACAGCGAAGACGTTGAAGAAATTGATGAAACAAAGTCTCCTAAACAATTAGAAGATGAACTTACAGCATTACAAGACGCTCAAGTTACAGAACAACAACAGTTAATATAGCAAGATATAAATAATACTATATCGCAGTTTGAAACTTTGTTGAGTTCAATACCACAAGAAAGTGTATTGCACAATATTGTTGATGAAGTAAATAAAGGCAGAGATCTTGTGGGTACAGATGCTTTATCTTACGCAAGATATCTCAAAAACTTAATGAATAAATTGTCTAAAAGATATACTGATAAAAAAGATACTGAAGGTATATCCGACCAAGATAAATAGAATTTAGATAAGTTACAAAAAGCTGCCAAACACTTAGGCGATCAATTAACCAGATTAACTGATTTGGTAGACGAAGATAACGCTAGAACATAGAGACACAATCCCAATTTTCCTAGTGACTCTACTGTGTGGTTTGATGAGAATGGAGATAGATATTCTTTTGATTTCACAAATTCAGAATACTCTGAAAAAGAAGGATTATTACTACGTGGTAGAAAAATAGCACAAAATTCTGAAAAAGACAGAATAAACGAACAGATAAATACGTTAGAAAGCGAATTAAAAATGTTAGATAGTTAGGAAGATGAAGCTAGTAAACAATCTGCTACTTCGTTGAGAAAAACAATATCTCAATTAAAGGAAGCAGCATTAGCTATAGACTTTTCTAATTAGTTTACCGTAAAATCTGACGATCCTTTCTTATAGACACTTACTTCCAAAGACAATTTGGGTAACACTAAACAATTTAGTAATAAATTGAAGAGATTGGTAAATTCAGTAAACCAAGATATAGAAGCTAATAAAAAGTCTAGAAATAGAAAAAGAAATATAGATTCTGTAGATGGAGATACTTTTGAATTTAATCTTGATAACGAAACTGGTAAAAAGCACGGTCCTCTACATCAACAAGATTTAATAGAAAAGAGTAAAGACCGACCTTTAATGATTAAAGGGTATCCTTTGAATAATAGTATGGGGGCTAGAATATCTACCATGTTAAGCAACCCTTACTATGCTAGTAAATTCTGGAGAGGTTTTATTACTATGCCTTATCAATCTTCTGATGAAGCTAAATAGGAAATAAGTAAGGATTTTGCTATATTAAAGAAATTCGGTCGTACTTTAAACAGGTATAAAGCCATTGATGATTTTAATAAAATAGGAAGGCAGATAGCGTATCTTAGAGAACAAGGTAAAGCTACAGATGATATAATAGAAAATATAAATAAATTAGCTAATGGTGAAGTAGACAGCATAACTATAGGATTGGCTAAACTCAGCAAGGATGATTACGATAATATGGTATATGCCTTACCTGTAAGAATTTATTTTAATCAGAAAAGGGTTGGTAATAAATGGTCATATGTCGTTGGTGCAGATTTTGCAGGTTATGCATATTCTACTGAGCCTTCTAAAGCTGAACTTGATTCGCGTTCGGAATTAATACATAATTTGTGGTATAATTATAAAAAGGTAGAGAAAAAAGAAGATGTGGAAGGATTAGAAACTGAATCTTACAAACCAGAATATACCAACAAAATAGGATTTCAACCTGGGGATATGATTGTAACTAATGGTGGATACAATTATCAAGTTACAACAATGGTAAATCCTAATCTAAATATTTATCAAAATGAAGCCGGTCAAACAATGACATCTAAAGAAATAGATGAAAGATATGAAGGTGAATTACCAGAAGCAATAACTAAAGTATCTGCTCATCTAAATGAACTTGTACAATTAGCTAAATAGATTGGTTATAATAATGTAGATATTGAATCTCTTAATCAACCCCTTAGTGAAGAACAGTAGAATACTACTAAATTAGCTCACTTACTTAAAGGTTTAGCAAAGTATGCAGACGGGTTAATTGACTTGCATAGTACTTTTATACCTAAGTATGTTATACCTACTTTGGGTCAAGCTGAAAAAAGAGGAGCAAAAGTATAGAGTGCTAATACTGAAAGGGCTAAATTATTATTATCTTTTGCTCAAAAATATTCGCCAGAATTGTTTTTGTCTTATAAGAATTATCAAGACGATAACAATCTTACTCCTGTGGTAGAAGATACTGTATAGGAAGCTTTAAACAATAGATGGTTTAATAGTAAAAATTCACTAAGTATTGAACTGAATGGTGAAATTATAAGTACACTAGATACTCCAGATAATAGAGATTTGCTAGTTAAAATAGGCAATACTATTGAAAAATTAATTAGAGATAGCCACGATTCACAAGAATTTATGGATAAGTTAGATATTTTAGGTTACAATTTTAAGAAAAATGGTAATTCTGAAGAAGGTAATCGTATAATATCTCAATATTTTGACAACAGAAGGTTCTCAAGATTAAGTAGACCTACTAATGTAATGCAAGCCATTACTATGGGTACTGCTGAACCTCTAAACAATGTAGATTATAATAATTTCAATCGTATAGCTAAACACGAACAATCTAAATTGAATCAGATTCAAGCGTTAGGTTTAATCAAAGGCTCGGATGGTCAATATGTATTTTCATTAATAGATTGGTTAAAACGTAATGCGTAGGATGAAGAATCTGTAGAAGGTAAGCAGTTAGAATCAGAAGCAAGAAAGCAGGAACTTCAAACTGAGCAAGAAAGTTTACAAAAAACTGTAAAATCAATTAAGAAAAAAACAGATTTAATTAAATTTATTGGTGACAATGAAGGATTACTTGGTAAGGAGTTGTATGATCAACTTGTACGCGTTAACAGAAAAGGGGAGTTTGTATTAAAAAATGATAATGCTGGAGCTACTAAGTCTCAGATCATTGCTAAAATTAATGAAGTATACGACGATAGAATAAGTCAAGTAAATTCTCAATTAGAGAAAGAACTTGAAGAAGAAATAAGTAAAAATGAATTTGAAGGTAAAAAAGTATCTCCTGTAATTTTTGGTTATGGTTCATATGATTCAGAAGTAGGTTCTAACATTGTGTATTTTAATAATAAAGGTGAAAAAGTACTGGTAAAGGATGCTAATGGTACTCCTGGTGCTATTTATCTCATAGCTCCTTCCTTCCTATCTTCTTCTAGAAGACACACTATTGTACACTTAAATCCTAAAAGATTTGATAGAACCACCGCCAAATTCTTAGCTTCTATACTTAAAGGAATAAATGACGGAAAATATAATTTAAGTAGTTATGCTAGAGATATAAATGTAGAAGGATTTATTATAGACACAGATATGTCTGTTAAGCAATTATTAGATACTTTTATATATACTGGAACAGAAGCTATAGCTAATAATCCATCGGACAACAATTATGCTAGATTGTTGTATGTGGATAAACAAGGGGTCCATTTTGGATAGCAGTTACTTAACGAAAATAATTTTGAAGAATTAATAAATTTTATAATTCAAAATAAAACATATCGCATAGACAGAGAAAAATTAGCAGGTTCTAGTGTGTTCGGTAATAATTTAAAAGTACAGGACTAGAATGGCAATATTCTTTTTGACCACAAAGCGGATGAAGTTTATTCTACAATACTTATTGATGACGGTATTGTATTAACAGATTTAAATAGAACATCAAGTGCTATTACAGTTAAACCCAGCGTATATGTAAATTATAAGAAAAAGGTAACATTTGTTAGTTCTGCTTAGAGGACTCAAGACAGTGGTACTTCTGCTGAAGCTAAACAAAGATTAGGAGAAGAAATAAACTCTGATCAATTATACGACGAAATGACCAATCAAGAAAGTAAAGGTGGTATAAAGGAAGCACAAAAATATATTAAGAACTTCTTGAAAGGGTTTAAAGATCGTATAAACAGTTTTGCTAAAGATGGCAAATTGCAACCTGGAAAATACAAAGTAGCTGTGTATGGAATGCGTAGCAAACGGATTACCGCTACGTACGATGCTGATTTATCAGCAGATACTGATACTGGTCAACTTAGTATAGCTATAAGTGAACAACCACAGTTTATAGCTAGATTAATAAAAGCTCTTATTAATAAAAAACAAGTTCAATTAGTACTTGCAGACGAAGAAGGTAAGTTTGTACAAATAGACGGTAAAGCTATATTCTTTGGTAGAGGTTTTGAACATACCGATTTTGACATAGATACTAAACAAACATCATCCCAATCATCTGAGCAAGGAAATTTGTTACAGCAATTAGTTGAAGCCATGCAGCAGTTGGTATCCAACTCTAACACTGTTCCACAACAACCTGTTTAGCAGGTAGTTCATAATTAGCCTCAAACTAATTTACCAGTAGGATATAATAGTTTTAATACTCCTATTGAGAATCTTCCAATACAACCAAAAACAGTTAGTGAAACAACTGTAAAATTTGAAGATGAACCATCTGAAGATACTAAAGTAAGTATACAAGAGATTGGAGAAGATTTAAAAATGTCTTTCAATGGAATTACTGTTCAAATACCAAAAGATAGTAGTAGCAGTGATTTGGAAATAGCTTTATCTTCACAAGAAGATATAACAGATGAAGATTATGATTCTTTTATTTCCGCACTAGAAGAATATAAACAAAAACCTGAAACTAGTGTTGAAACTCAAACAGAATTGAAAGGTCTTAATTTGAGACCTACTCCAATTTCACAGTTTGCTACTCCAATACAGGAAAAACCATAGTTACAATCTGTATAGGAACTGATAGATTTCTTAAAGACAGGGTCTTCTACTGATAAGAACAACGCAAAACGATTAGAAAATCTTAGAAACTCTGAAAATATAAATACAGCTAAAGATATTATATCTGGAGCGTTAGCAATATGGGGTGTACAAAACAAACTATACAGTTCTAGATCGGAAGCGTTGTTTGATGATAATATTGGTAAATTAGCTGATTAGTTTGCTAGAGAACTGGTATATCAAGATGGAGTTAATACAGGCGCTATATTTGACTTCTTAGACCAACATGTGTAGAAAGAGGATTACGATTCCGCTTTAGATAGAGTAACAACTATATTGGGTAAAGATTTTGATTTCTCTTTCTTACCAGAAAGTAAAAGAGTGTGGGATAAAGTTAGAGGTGCTCAGATTTATGTATTTGGAGAATGTGCAGCATCTGGTATACGTTTGTACAGAGATGCTAAGCTTAATAAGATTGCTAGAGGCTCGTTCTATCATGAAGCTTTCCATAGAATTAGTCTATTTGTTCTTTCTAAAGAACAAAGAGGTAAGATGTATAATGATGCACGCAATAAAAATACAGATCTCGCGTTTGCTTCAAATTAGCAGATAGAAGAATATTTAGCAGATAGATTTGCTGAATTTGTAATAGAAAGTTCTCAGGAGCATCCTGATAAATATTACGAAGGTAATATCTTCAGCAAAGTGTTTCAACATATTGCAGACGCTGTAAGAAATATAGTAAGGAAGCTTTCTGGTAAAAATATAAATCCTAATTATAGTAATCTTGACAAATTGTTTAAAGATATGTATTCTGGTAGATTTGCATATGCCAAAGCTACTAAAAACAACATAGAAGAGTTTGAAAAGATGTACAGTAAAGCTCCTGTGTATTCTGGTTTCAAGGTAAACGGAGTTACTTTAGCTGAAGACGCAATCCAATATAATGAAATAATGCGTGATATGCTAGGTAAATTAATTTATAACTCTGGTATATATACAAATACAGATGGTAGACTATCTATAAATACCAACGCATTAAAAGCATCTTATCAACATGATATAGCAACATATACTAAAGCCGTCATTGAGTTAGATAAACAATTGCGTAATAAAAAAATTGATAAAAACTTAAGCCGATTTAGTGATGACGATATTGCTATAGCTTAGGCTAAGATGGTAAGACTTATTAATGTTTATAAAAATATCGTAAGAGACGATACTTGGGATCAATGGGCTGGAATAATTCGTAATTTTGTAGAACGTCAATTTAACCTTGTCCAAGATACTTCTCACAATCCTAATAAAGTATTAAAAGCTGATATTGAAGAAGATGTTGAAATTACAGAAGATGGACAAGATGAATTACAAGAGTACGGTATAGATGTATTAGGATTTTCAGACTATCGAGATAGTTATATGAGAGATATGTATAACAGTATGGACGCTAGTATGAAAATGCTACTATGGTCTATAACTGATTTAGATCCTACAGATGCAGCTACTGCTAAATATACGCCAGATGGTATACTCAAATTTGCAAATGTAAGAGATTTATATACTAGAATAGTACACGCTATAACTAATTCTAATAGTGTAGAAGATATGTTGAACAAACTGTATTCGGCAGCTAAGACACAAATGGAAGAAGAAAATAGTTCTACTATGATGTAGGTATATCATATACTTAGTAATGAAAACACTAATAGTGCTTTATTGAACAGATTCTTTACTGACTTTGTTAAGTATATTCATAATTTTGAAACTCATTCTTACACTACTACTGCTAGAAACATAGGTTCAAATGGCGAATATAGATATGGAGCTACTACTAAGAACGGAAGTTTAGATGCAATCCAAAGTAAACTAGACAATAAATGGAAAGGATCTATGATTGTTGCGCTTGATATCATTTCTGATAAATTAAACAGTGTAGCTACTACTAGTGAAGCTGGCAAGTTATTTAGAAATATGATAACTCCGCTAAAATAGGCTATGAACAAATTGAACATAGAAAACTTAGAGTCTATAAAAGACGTACTTAGAGAAGCAGATAAACTTTATCAATTTGGAACTATTACTGGCGATTTATAGCAAGATGCTGTAGCTTGGCAGAAAGCTATGCGTAATGCATCTAAAAGTGGTAAGGTTGGTAAAAATTTGCTTTTACAACCTTTAAATAAGTTAAATACATCTAATGTTTCTGAATTTAGACTTCTAGAATCTTCCAATAAACGTTAGCAAGGAGTATATAAGAAGTTAGATGAGATGTTTACTGAAAAAGGTATTCTTACTTAGCTATCTCAAATGTTTGGTTCTTATATTAAATCTATACCATCCACACAATCTCAAAAAGGTCCTAGAAATACTAAAATATATTCAATAGGATAGTATAATTTCATAACCAGAACTTTTGCCATACTTGCTAACACTAAAGAATGGATTAGTAAGATGTTAAACAACGCTTATAATTCTCATTCTGTATGGTTAGATACACTAAAAAACTTAGGTGGAGCTAAACAGGTACAAGTACACACAAAACTTAGTACAGTGTTAGATGATGAGTGGAATGATTCTGTAGCAGATAAAGAAGTAACAGAACTAGAAGATTTGACAAATAGGTTTATATCCATATGGTCAGGTAAACACGTTACTCCAGCATTGGCTAATAAAAGATTTGCTGCTGATATTGAAGGTATACCAATGTTTGAAAACATAATCAATGATAATTTAGATATAAATCCTAAAGTAATAGATGTATTTGTTGGTTATTTGGCAGATGAAATTATGGCTATATCAGATGCTAGATACACTAGAGATTATTTCATTGAAAAGTTGAACTAGGCAACTAATAGCAATTACACTATTGATTCGTTCTCAAAATTGTCCTCATTGTAGTAGGAACAAATATTTAAAAATAACCCAGAAGCTGCTAAGTTACTTAGACTATTAGTAAAAACGTATCATTACGTAGAAGGAGAGCAGCAATGGTTATACGATGAAGTTAATGATAGATATTACAGAAGAGCGTTCCATATAGATTTACGTTCTGGTAAAAAAGGTCCTAGAGGATACGAATTTAGGCACTTTAAAGATATAGGTAAATCTATAAATCTTTCTTCTAACGTGGTGCAAAAAATATCTTCTAATATGTTCGATACAGATTCTCGTCAAAGTTCTATAGATTATGTTTATAATATGATAAACCGAGAAAGTATCAGAAAACAAATAAGAAGCATGTTAAATGATAATATTGCATACGCTATCGTTAAACTACAACAGTTAAAAGCTATTATAGTAGATGATGCTGGTAATATAACAAGTAATCGTTACTTGCCTTCAGATTTAATTAAAAAATATATTTATGGTAAACAATCTGCTAATGTAAATGAACTAAGCGGTAATGATTATTATAGAGCTATTGGTTCTGCGGTAATACAAGGTATGTCAGATATATCAGAATTTGAGAAATTGTGTCACGGAGATATTGCATATCATAAAAATATCGACGGTGTAACTAAACGTTATTCAGGTATTGTTTCTACAACTTCTCTTACTTCAGAGAAAGGTACTATGAGAAATGCGTTTGACGAAGAAGATAGACTATTCGATAGCAACACATATAATTCTGTTACTTTGAACACCACAATGGTTGTAAATCAAGCTAAATATAAAGGAGAAGCGTACAGAGCTCTTGGGTTACCTGAGAACATGGTTAAAATATATTTAGAAGATAATAATATAAAGGTAAATATTGACACTTCTGATGTATTAGATGCTGATGGTAACATAAAAGATAATTATCGTAAAGCTAAATTGATAAATCGGTTACTGCAATTTAGAGAAGAACGACGTTTGAAAGTAATGATCAACGGAGAACCAATGTCTGATGCATAGTTATTAGATGTTGCAGTAAAAGATTTTGAAAACAGATACGAAGGTTATCTTAAAAACGACCCATCAAATGCTCAAAGTTGGGTTACCAGTCAAATGTTTAGAGCTTTACAATAGCGAAAAGGGGCGTGGAACGATGTATCTGAAGCTATATATAATCTACTTACTTATTATGACAAATTCGGATCTGACAAGCTTACTCCTAGAACTATAAGACTTATTTAGGATAATATATGTAAAGTGCTTAATATAAATTATGACGAATTAGTAAAAAAAGCTAAGGCATACGATGCTAATAAAACTAATTTGAACAGTAAAGAAGTGCGCGATTATAAAGGGTGGATTTTTGGTATTGCTGATAAATTCAAATTTGAATCGCCATCTCTTAAGTATATTTACTACGGATACGATTAGGGTAGAATGGATGGACTTGTTACTCCAATTTATGATAAATCTTCTTATAAAGTATTATGGAAAATTGAAGTAGAAGGACATGAAATACAACAGTTATACGATTTTATGCAAGATAGTAATGTAGACGTTGTTAAACAAGAAACTGCCGTTAAATCAGGAGGTTTACCTAACTTTGAATTGTTCGATTTAAACGGTAAGGTGGATAGAGCTGCACTAAATGCTTCAGTAATTCAATCGCAATACTTTTCTTTGTTAGGAGACCAGCTTAATACAGCTTCACATCACACAAACGACGCTAATCTATTGACTCAATTTATGAAAGTGGCAATGATGAACACAAATAAAGACAGACGATATAGAGTTAATGGTGTTACAGTTGATGGTCAAATGCTTCAGACATTCTATAAAGCGATTCTAGATGAACTTACTAGAAGAGGGTCTGTTAAATTTAACAAAAAATGGGGTATAAACGATAACGGAGTTGTTGATAAAAAAGCTTTTATGAAGTCTTTATAGACCATGGCTCAAACTGAGAATCTTCCAGCTGAAACAGTAGCTGCTTTCCAAGTCGATGAAAACGGTGAATTTAAAATACACCCAGCAGCAATGCCAAATATTGCTTGGATAATGTCTCGTATTCTTGCTCAAATGGGTGATACTGTAATAGATACTGTTACTCCAGGTAAAGCTTTGTATCAGGTAACTAGTGTTGGTTATGATAATTTCATGAATTTGAAGCAACATGCTGACAAACATCTATATATGCCTGGGGAAATTGATTCTAACGGCAATATTCATCAAAGAATGCAAGTTAGATTGTCTATAAATTTCTTTGACGATGTAATATAGGAAGCTAAACGTAATAAAATTAAAGGATACGATTTTGATAACTTTGAAGATCAGCGCAGGTTCATACTAGATAATAAGGAATTATTTGCATTATCATATCGTGTTCCTACACAGGGGTAGAATTCAACTATACCTGTTGAAATAGTAGATTTAGTACCTAGTCTTAATGGTAGCATGATCCAATTCCCTTCTGGTATTACTGCACTTACTGGTTCTGACTTTGATATTGATAAAATGTTCTTAGCTAGATACAATTATGAAGTTGTTAATGGTAAAATGCAAAAAGTTAAGTATGATATAAATGAAGTGATGAATAATATAAACAGCACCGATTCCAAAAAATTACAAAATTTCTTATTAGATATGTATCAAGGTGTGTTGACTTCTTTAGATCATGCGTTGGCTACTAGTACTCCATTGGACGTTGCTACAGGACCTATTAGTACATTTGCCAAGAAAGAACTAGAAGAATATTCTGGAGGTAAAGCAGACGGATTACCTGATAATTTAGACGGATTTTATCTTAACCCAGTATTCCAAACAAGGTAGAAAAAGCTTAATTCAGGGTCTGATGCCGGTATTGGTCCTATGGCGTTAAATAGTGTATTCTAGTTCTTTGTTCAGATTGCTAAATTAGATATGCGTAAATTCCCAATTATTGAGCAATTGAGATTATAGAAATTAGGAGAAACTTTTGATAGATACGGTGAAGAAATATTGGATTCAACTTCAGGTCTTATTAACGCGTTTGTAGATGCTGCTAAAGATAACTATATCGGCAACGCTAATGTTAACGCTTATACTTTTGATGTAGTAGCTATGCTAATTGCATCTGGGTTTGGTAATGACACGTTTGCATTCTTAACACAACCTATCATAAAGGAAATTTCTGATAACTGGTTGACTTATAAACAAGGACTCATTGGTGTATCAGATTAGGAAAAAAGAGGTACATATTTTATGGACTCTGTAATAGAAGATTACAATGACAGATTAAAATCTTTAAGTGCTGAAGATACACCAGAAAAAGAGTATTCAGAACTGACCAAACACGATGTATTAATGGGCAATCTTAAACCTAAACATGACGCTAGATGGATTAAAGATTAGCTTACATACGCAAGTATGTTTAGACAATTGTATGAATTAGCAAAAGAGTACCACAATGCTATTTCAAATGCTCAGATTGATACTAAGAAGTACGGTGTTAACATTAACCAATTACTTTCTTTTATTCAAGGTGTGAACCAATTCAACTCAGAATATAATATTGCATTTAGTAATCCTAGAGATATGTATGATAATACGTTCTTAGGAGCTAAGTATACTAAGGGAGTTATGGGTATATTTGACACATTTAGTAAACTATTACCTGAATTTTCCAAAGTATATATTGATGCAGCTAATGAACTTAGTAAAGAATGGGGTTTATATGGTAGACAAAGTAAAGAATTCCTAAGAGTGGTTGGACCTAAAATAAAAACTGTACTTTATTTGCCATTCTTTAATCAGTATATAATTGAGAGATTTGGCGGAAAAGCTTTAGCAAAGTTAACATATGGTGAAAATAGCGTTCCTGGAAGATATGAAGCTATTAAACGTAAAGCGTTACGTAGAGGTGAAGGAATAGACTTGTTCAACGCTGTTAAGTATAACAAACTTGGAGATGTCAAAGTTCCTCAATTCATGTTGGTTACACAACAGTTTAAAGAAGATTCTGACGTTAAAAATAATGTCCAGTTAGCTTTAAGTGAATTATTCAATAGCACTGATCTTGAAATAAAACAATGGGCTGAAGATTTTGCAGTTTATATGTTCTATGTATCTGGCGGTACTGATTCAAATGCTGGTGGTATTGTTAGAACTACAGTATACGATATTATTCCACCACAGTACTTAGCTAACTTAAGAGCTGGTGGAAAGACATTTAATTAGTATATTGCTGAAAATGTCATGGGTAGAACAACAGGTATGACTAATACTGAAAAAGACCAAATAATTAGCTTATTAGCTGTATCTGATGACAATTATGTTCCTACTATATCTCCTAGAAATCACAAATATGTAATCAAAAGAGTTGTTGGTAATGATGTGATTACTATTACTAAAGGATCCAATTCGTTATTTAATAGAAGTACTAATACTTATAGTCCTTTTATTAAAATAACCACTTCTAATGGATATGACTTATATCGTCTTGGAGAAAAAGTGTCTTCTATTTCTAAAAAAACAGGTACAACATTTTCTAATCCCGTATATTATAAAGTTAATAAACTTGGATATAAGAGTAATAAGAGACAGTCGTTTGCTTTAAGAGCTGATGGTTACATTAGTGAAGACGGCACTATAAGGTCTTTACTGTGGTAGGATAATGATTTTAATAAATTGGGATTCAATAGTTTGAATGAGAAAGAATAGTCTATTTATATGAATAATACTAATACTACTCTAGATAAGATAGATGATGCTTTAAGTGGAAGTATAGATTATTCTAAATATTTCAATTCTCAAAAAGCCAATGATGATTCTGAACAGCAAAGAGCTTTAGTAGATACTGTAGATGCTGTGTATTTTATAGCGGACAGTTCTTTCAGTTATCATTTGCCAGTTAGAGACTATGCTAGATTTAAAAATAAAGAATTTTATGTAATATCTATAGATTAGACTGAAATACCCACAGCAAATGGCTAGAAAATAGCAATCATTGGTGATTCTGCAAATACTGCTATAGAGATATACAAAAACAATTCTGATAAATAGATATATACGTTTGTAAATTATTTCGGCGAACGGTCTTCTGTATTTTAGGCGCTGTACAATTAGATAGGTGATGAGTTAAATAACAATAAAGAATCTGAGGATAGTGATTAGAAAGGTAGTGCTATTAAAGATAAATGTAAAAATTAATTAATATGACTCCGTTTTGTCCAAATTTTAGTAATAAACAAGTAAAGAAAGAGTTTGAAACTCTTGAAGATATGGTTGGAGAAAACCAAGCATATTATTTGTGGGATAAATATGAAGGTGATTATGCAAAAGCTTCTTCGGAGGCTTTTGCGCAATTGCGCAAACAAGTATATTCTAGACCTGACGCTAAAACCCCGTAGCAGTTTAGTAGTTCTCAAAGAATGGCATATATCATGCAACAGCTGTATCCAGAAATAGAACTGAAATTTGTAGAAGCCATAGAGGGTGGATATGCTGGGTCTATTGATTTAGATGCTATGCAAGCGTTGATAGATATGACTAAATCTGGAAAAGATACCATTCCCCACGAATATGCTCATTACTATGTAGAAATGTTTTCCAATGCCCCAATAATTAAAGAAGGTATTGAAACATTTGGTGGTAAAGAACAGTTAGTACAAGCTGTAGGTATTAGGGTGGCTAATATGAATGGCGAAGCTAGAAGTTGGTGGTAGAAATTCAAAGATTTTGTTAAAAAACTGTTTGATAACAAATATGCTAAACAAGCTTTGCTTGCCGAAATTACAGATAGTTTTTTGATTCGTAAACAGCTAGGAGATACGTAGAAAGTATCTGGAGTGTTTCATCAAGAAATACCATCTGTGGATTAGGTAAGAAAGATACTACAAAATTTAGCAAATACTGTCACTTTTGATGAAGTAGAACATAGGTTTACAGATAAAAAAACTGGTAATATATTAACTTCTGTTACAGGTTTTAAAGAAAAAGCCAATTATGACAATTATGATGCGTCACTAGAAGATCAAACGTAGGCTAAAATATCTTAGGAAGCTAGAAATAATGGTACTAATATACATGCTGTTTTAGAAGGAGTATTAAAGGGCAATTTAGATATACAACGATTTACAGATAGTATGTCTAGGGAAGCTATAAAAGGCTTAATTGATGTAGTTAACCACATTAAACAAAATTATGACTTTGTTGCATCTGAAGCAGTATTAGCTGACCCTAAACATGGTGTTGCTGGTATTGCTGACTTAATATTGAAAGATAAGAAAACAGGTGAGTATGTATTAATGGATTTTAAAACTAAATTAATAAATTATAATAATAAGAAAAACGACAAAGGATATCTGGTCAATGAAAAAGGATCAAGATTGAGAGGTTTTTTGTTTTCTACTAGTAAAAAATTTAGACTAAAATCTGAAAAAGACGGGTACGATTTTCAGTTATCTGCATATAAGTATATACTATAGCAAAATGGTATACCTATCTCTAAAGTAGGTATTATACCTATTGTGTATTCTGTTGATAAAGGTAAGATAAGTAAAGCAGGATTAAGTACTGTATTTGGTACTAATGAAGAAGCTAATAGTCAAATGAAGAAAGAAGGCTTCTATCAGATAACACAATCACAACAAACTAAATTTGATGTTGAGTATAATATATTTGGTGATAAAACTATTTTTGGAAAAGATACTGAAAAAGTGGATCAAATGCTCAAAGAGCTTACTAATTTGATGAATACTATATAGAAAAAACTAAGTATTCAAGAACAGGTTCTTAAGCTACGCAGAAGTTATCGTACCCAAGCTAAAGATGCTGCAAATCTGTTAGAAAAGATATCAAACATGACAGAATTAGACGCTTTACTTTAGTACACTAATTATGCAGCTGATCATTTAGGTAGACTCAATAAACAGATATAGGAAAGATATAAACAAGGGAAAGATGCTAAATGGGATTTAAATGTATTATAGAGCTATAGAGAAATAGCATCGTCTTATGATATAGTAAATAGAATATCAGGATTGGCTAATAGGTATTCTGATATATTTGGAGACGATAATGTGAGAGCTATAGAAACTGCTTGTAATAAATTATAGTAGGCACAACGAAACATATTAGATGCTTGTGATACAATTGGTTCTAAACTATATTTAAATGAAATTCTACCATACGTAGGTATAGTTAGATATAGAATTAAAAACGAAGAAAGAAAGAAGTATATAGAAAACAACCCAAAAGGTCCTAACGAATCAGATAAAGATTTTAATTTGAGAGTTCAACAACATATAGAACAGTATTTAAGAGATAACAGTAATGATATAGAGTATCAAACTAGAGAATGGTTAGATGCTCAAAGACATGTAGCTGAATCTGGGTTTGAATGCAATTCTATATTAGCTAACTTTGGTACAGTTTATGAATCTAAAGATCCTTTTGTACAAGCTATAGTACAAAGATTCGATTTTGCAATTAGTGATAAAGAACAGCGAATGATTAAATTAAGAGCTTAGATAAGTAAAGTACTAAAAGAATACAAAGCAAAGTATGGTACTACCAATTTTAGTGACCTGAGAAAGGTGTTTGATGATTTTGTAGAAGTAACTGACAATGGCGTTATTTACTTGGTTAATCCAATTGGTGGAGAGTATTTGCAAGCATCTAAAAAAGAACGTAACAGAATATTCTCTGATGGATCTTTAACTTTTTAGGAACAGCAAGCAGCTTGGGAAGAATGGCTTAGAACAAACAATCCTATATTTGACATTGAAGGTTACAATAGACAAATGGATGAAGATTTAGCATCTATATTAGAGCCATTGGATGAAGAAAAAAGAAAAAAAGTTATACAAAATGCTAAACTTAGTGCAGATAAAAGAAAATCTTGGTTTTCTATGTATAAAGACGGTACTATTACTGCTGATATAAGATAGGAATTAGATGATTTGACACAAGATTTAGATGAAAAGTATCGTAAACCTAATCCTGCTATATATAAAAATGCTAAGTATGTGGAGATGTTAAAATACAAAGACTCTAATGACCCTAAATGGTAGTTGTATAAATTATTTTTAGATCTTATAAAAACATATGATTATTCAATGCCACGTTCATTACGTCTTAACTTTAGGTTACCTAGCGTTATTAAGAGAGGTGTTGAAAGAGTAAATAGCGATGGTGTAACGTCAACAATAAAGAACTACTTATAGACAGAAATGCTACCTATGCAAGACGATGATATCCGTGGTACTTTTGTTGACGAAAATGGTAAACGCATACGGCAAATTCCTATGTATTATTATGCAGAAGGGATTATAACAGAAGATGAACAATCTTTTGATTTACCTACTATCTTTTATAAATGGGCTGATGCTGCTGATACTTACTTAGTTAAACGTGATTTGGAGTCTTTAATACTGCAAACATAGGCATTGTTAGCTAGTAGAGAAACTCAGGATAATGTTATTTCTTTGTTAAAAGGTAATAAAAATAAAGTATCCAGTCATAAAGTTAATACTTAGAATTAGTTTGATTCTTGGGTGGATTAGGTGTTCTATGGAAATAGAGTACAAGATATGGGTAAAATTAAATTACCGTACTCTGATAAAGTAATAGATACTGCTAAATTAATAAAATGGATAGTTGGTATGTCTAATAAGAGAGTAATGTCTGGTAATATGGTAGCAGCACTCAATAATATATTGGTGGGTGAAGTAAATCAATTAGAAGAAGCTGTTGCAGGACAGCATACTACGAAAGAAGACTATGCTAGAGCTACTAAAGAATTTGCTAAGAACTTTTACGGTTTACTAGCAGATGTCAATAAAGCTGTACCACAGAATAAATTAAATTAGTTGGCTGAATGGTTTGGTATATTTGAATCAAATAAGAATTTATCATTAGAAGGTTTTATGAGACATTCTGTTAGCGATATCTTATATACTCCGAATAAGATGGGTGAGCATGAGATGTAGATCAGATTCCTAACTGCTTGTTTGATGACTATGAAAGCTAAAGACGATAATGGTAAAGTAATAGGCAGTATGTATGATTATGTAACTTTTGATGAGAATAATTAGTTAGTAGTAGATGATAAAGTTGCTAATTTTGATAAAATGTAGCAAAACTTATTTTCACTCAAGGTTAGGAAGGTACTAATTTCACTGCACGGTAATTATAGCGATAGAGCATCTGTAGCTGCTGAATCTCAATGGTATGGTTGGATTGGTTTGTCTTTACGTAGATGGATTGAACCTACTGTAATGAAACGTTATCAAAAGAGATATTACGATTCTGTGTTCGATACTGAAATAGGTGGTATGCATAGAGATTTTGCTTCTTGGCTGTTTAGAAATGAATATACAGCTGGTATGATAAATTTCTTTGCTACTAATATATTTAAAGCTAAACAACTTTAGATAGAGGTGATGAAGTGGAGTACTATGACCGATGACGAGAAGAGAAACGTAATTAAGTCAGCTATTGAATTTTCAGTTGCAGCTTTGAGCTATGCTATATTTGCTTTAATTAATCCTGGAGATGATGATGATCATGACTTTGGATAGGAAATATTGTGGGTAATAAAGTATTAGGCTTATAGATTATTTACAGATATGACTTTCTATGTCTTACCTACTTCTTTTACTAAGCTTTTCCAAGATCCTTTTCCTGTTATGGGTTATATAAATGATATACTTAAGTTATTTATGCAGATGTTTGATCCTTTTGAAGAATATAGTACTGGTAAACATTTGGTATCTAATAAGCTGTTGGACCAAGCAATTAGACTTACTCCAGGAGCTAAACAATTAGGTCGTATAGGTAACACTTCATAGGAAATAAACAATTTCTTACATTAGAGATGATTTGTAATATAATTCGAGGTTAGGTTGGTACTAATTCTTTGTGGCTATAAAAAAGATAAAGGCGGATTAAAATCCGCCTTTTTTATTGGTATATTGTTTAGATTTAGAATAGCTTCATTTAATTTTGGTTTAACAGAATATGAATAATTGTATCCGTTAAAAAAATGTGTTGCTATTTTTCTAGCTTTACTACTTATTGGTCCCCAGTGGTCTAATATTTTATTTTGAGTTTGTATACTTACTTTGGTGTACTCTCCGTTTAGTAAATGTGTAAAATCTTTTTTTAGTTGTGGGGGTATAGTAAATGCTATGACTTTGTAAGCGTTTCCGTTTATTAATTCTGTATATTCAGCATATGAATTTTTGTTTTTCTTAAATCTCACTTTAAGTTCATTCGGAAAAGCTCCTCTGTCATAGCATATAATTATTTTATTTTCCCATTCTGGTTTATTGGTGTCAGCTACGTATATTCCAAGTGTGGTTTTATTTAGCCATTTTAAACTGTTTTCTTCTTCTATTAGTGGTAGTAAGAATAGTTTTGTTGCTATATTTAACCACAATTTTTTGTCTTTCATAACATTTACAGCTCTTCTGTTCCATCACCTTCGTAATACTCAAGTGTATGGTCCCATTGATCTGTACTGATATGTTCTGAGATTCTTCGGAGAGCTTCTGATATTGAAGCGATCTTTTCATTGAGAGTAGTATCATTTTTCATATTGAATACTCTAATTTCATTATTAGCATCCTTACCGATAGCAATAATATATGCTTCAAAATCATATTCTTCAGAATTAAGATTTAATACCTCTTGCATATACCATTGAATTGCTAATCCATAATAAGCAATTTGCCTATAATAATCGTATTCTTCTACTGAATGTTTAAAATTATATACATTTACAGTAGTTTTTAAGTCAATAAGAATTATCTTCTTGTTAACATGATCAAAGCATACTCTGTCTAATAGAGATTTACATTTGATATTATGAAATTTTTCTACTTCCCAATTAATATGGAACTCATTGTGAGTTTCAAAAGTCGATGGTAAATTAAACAACAGTTCGTTTGCTTTCTTATGATTCTGAATATTCTCCTTAATCTTCTTAAGCATTTGTAAATCAGCAAAGCTAATTATCTTCTTATTTTCATCTACTTTACTTAAATATTCTAAGTAATCTTGATAAATCATAATAAGACCTTCAGCTTCTTCAATACATTTCTCATCAGATTTCTTATTACTATAAGCTTTCTTATAAGCAGATAGTTTAAGCTTATCTTGAGATTCTAATGGATTTACTTGCATAAGTCTATGATACTCATCTAATAAATCCTTTTGCTGTTTTACTTTAGGTGTTGCAAAATCAAGAATAATATAATCTTTCCAGAATTCTTCTGGTTGAAGTAAATATTCATGAATCATAGTTCCTTTTTCAAGGAAATTATAATCTAATTTTACTACTTTACCTTCTTTGTAATCTTTTAGACCTTTTGGTCCATTTTTAAGAAAATATCCAATATCACTATTAGAGTAACGAGACATATCCTCATAGTAAGGAGTATCAATTACCATCTTGTTCATACTTAATCCTCCATGTCGCTAATTACAGCTGACTCAGGAACTTCTGCTGAAGTATCCCAAACTAATTCATCTTCTTTATCTTGTTGTAGTTCAACTTCTTTAAATGTCTTAAGCCAATCTGCTACATTATTATTGTATGCTTGACTAATAAGCTTATCTAAAAATGCTTGTTCTACTTGTTTCTTTTCCTTTTCCGTCATAATATCTAATACTACAAATTCATAATTTTTCTTGAAGTTATAACAATCGTTTAATATAGAACAATTATATCTTCCAGAATTTATATCACTAGATCCATCGTGCCAATGTCCATATAAATGATATTTACTCTTTCCAAAGGAGAAAACATCTAGAGCTTCATTACAAAATGGATTATCATGTGTTAATAGTATATCACACTGTGGTATATCTTCATAAGTATCAAATCTACTAAATGCCCATCTGTCCTCTTGAAATTCAATTGGTTTAATCCAAGGAGATCCGTAGAATTTAACACCTTCATATATATACATTTCATCTATAAGAAATACTAATTTACCTTTAGATAAAATTTGCATATGATCTTTAAAAGAACCCCATTCATTTAATTTATACTTATATTCTAAGTAAAAATCATGATTACCTGGTATAATAATTACCTTCTTACAAGGTAATTTATCTACCCACTTTATGAATTTTGTTTCCCACCAATGTTTAGATGCTTCAATATTTCTTTGAGCATTTAATGTTACTATATCACCACATATACATAGTACATCACACTCAGGTATATTCTCAATGAGATTACCATGTATATCACTTATACCGCATATTTTCATGTTTATATAAGTTAAAAGGCTAGAATATATCTAGCCTTATTTGTTTTCATGCTGCATCACAACATTCGTAATCATCATCACTATATTCATTATCTTCATTATCATACTCATCGTCATATTCTACAGTATCACTAACTTTAGTTGGTATATTTTCAGTAGAGATATTCATAATGTTTATGATTTCCTGAAGACTAATATCTTCATCTTCTAGCATTTTGACTTCACTCATGAAAGAAACAATGTTATCCATAGAAAGTAGTTTAATATTCTCTTTACAGAATTTTACTACTTCTTCTTTGTTCTTAATACCAAAATCATCAGCTAACATCGGTAAGAATGCAGCATTTTCATCAGGAGAATATCGACGTAAATAACGAATACGTGAACAGCGATCTTGCATATACTGACTAACTTTGCTTAAATCATTGCAAGTCATAATTACTAGTTTCTGTGCAGTCTTTTCAACTCCATCTAAGAAATCTAGCATATACTCAGTTTTGAAGTTCTTTTCAACTTCATCAAACAAAACACATACTGGAGTAGTAAAGGACTTAAAAAACTTAATAAGTTTACCTTCTGGATAATCAGGATTAACTACAATAATAGGTAAACCTGATTCCTTAGCTAATATTTTTGCCATTACAGTCTTCAATTTTGTTATCGCTAGGCTTTTTATCCTAACTTCTATAACTTCTAATTTGTTATAGTTCAGCGTACATTTTCATCTTTCTAAAAATAGTTAAGATGGAGAACACTCTTGGGAATATTATATTTATTCAATTCCTACGCGTTACGCAGCTATAGATCCTTGCGAAATATCTATAGTTTGCTCGGTATTAGCATCACAGCTTTCACCGATTTTGCTCTCTAATAATTCATATAATTTCTTATATGAACGGCAATATTGTTTATATAATTCGTATTTTCTTTCTAAATATATAGTACTATTTTGATACAAAAAATTACATATTGTAAAACCAGACCCTCCCATGAAAGTAAGTTCTGGAACAGAACGAGTAATTGTAATTTTATGATTATTTAATGGTAAATAATTTTGATATTTATTCAAAAATTCTACAGTACCACAAATTTTTATAGCAATTATAGTATGTTCTTTATTACAATGTGTAATACATCCGTCTCCATCAAAATATCCACGTAAAAAATCTTTTATTAAGTTTTTGTTACTAAATATATTTTCATCTGGAAACTTAAGTATATTAGATTTTTGTGGAACACATCCATATTGTTTTAATGTATCACAAAAATGTTTGCTATTAAAAGAGCATCTATAAGCATTAAACACTTTATTGTTTAATTTTACTTTTTTAAGCTTAATATTTCTACTATGATTTATAAAATTATTAAACTTCTCAAGATGTTCTTTATCTTTTTCAGCTAAAGACATTTCAAAACAATTATCTCTTTTACTTACATTTCCATCTGCAAATAAAAAACCTAACCAATAAGCTTTCTCTTCTGTATCTATTGTATCAAATATATGTTCATTAATTTTTATCAAATTTTGACGATTCACTACTTTATATCCAGCTTTTTTAATTGCTCTAGAAATAGCCATTGCGTCTTTTTTATATTTTTTTGCTAAAAATTGAATACTACATTTAGTATCTATATATTCTTTTACTATATCTTCCATATCTATTAGTTTAATTTTCTAATAGAACGGGAAAAGATATAATAAGTTATAAAAATTGTTAACGAATTACACTATTACCTGTACCTTTAGTACCAGCTAGCATTACACCAGTAGTATTTGTATTTGCTTTATTAAAATAGGTTATAATACGCTTCTTAAATATATCATCTGTTTTAGTAGAATAGACTTTCTTTGGTAGATTTAATTCACCATTTTCCTTAAATATAGGTGAATCTTCCCATCTATTCCAACTCAGATCATATACTTTACCAGGTATCAAATCATAATCAGCACCTTTAGGTTTTGCAATTATCTGTTCTCCTATTTTAATAAATTCATTCTTTGTCATAATCTGAAAATTTAAGATTTTAATTTGTTGATTAACTCATCAACTTGTTTTTTATTCTTTACTAAATAAAATTTAGTATCGGGTTCATTCAAGCTTAAATAATACTTGAATAGTTTTTCTCTGTTTGCCCAAGAATCTGTAGCAAATCCTTTGCATTCTATAACAAAACCATCTCCTACAAAATCTGGTAAATAAGTAATAGCTCTAACTGTAGAGTTATTATATACAAACTTAGGAAGTAAAGTATATCTGTGCTGTTCATATTCAGCTGATATACCTGCTTCCTTTAGTTTCTAATACGTATAAGCTTCTAACTTAGATCGAAATACTATTCCATCTATTTCTTGTTTAGTAGCATTACGCACTTTCTTGTTTAAGGCTTGCTTTAGCATAGTCAATATAATGTTGTACACTATCTTTAGTTATTTTAAACGTTTCAATTCTTTCAGAGAAATTACCATTTTCATCCGTAAATCCTACTGAATATAAGAAAGAATAGTCTTTATTATACTTAATAGCTTTAAACATTTCTATAATTGAATTTCCTATAAACTTACGTTTTTTATTCCATTCAATAAATTCTCCATGCAACAATACACTTACTAATTTGATTGGAATCAATAATAACTTTCCAAGTATTAGAGCTAAATCAAAAGGTAATGCTATTACTTTACCTATAGTTTTTAATAGTTTCATTTAACCAATTTTTTATTTCTTCAAAGTTATTTGCTTTAACAGCATCAGATATATCTTTAGCTTTGAATTTTTTGTTAATAAACATTGCTTCTAAGCCTGTTTCTCGGCTTAATTTGCGACTTCTTTTTACTCCAGCTACGTCTCTATCAAATAGTATTATAATACGCTTAAAACGCGTCTTAAGTTGCTCTAATACATCTTTAGGTAGAAATGTACTCTCTGAAGATGGAGAAACTGCTGGATAACCCATTTCATGCAAACACATAACATCTTTCATGGACTTTGTGATAAATAATATATCACCTTTCTGAGGCAACTGCTCATAGCCTTGGATATCATAGTCTGTAAGATTGTTTCTCCACTTAGTATATTTATCTGCTAATGGTCTATATATCTTAAAGTTATTATAGACCTTATATGCATACATTGGATTTTCTCGTTTATAAGTACCCTTTACTATTCCGTTACATAAATAATATTTAATACTATTTACATTGAATTTCTTTAGAGTATTTATAGAAATATTAAACTGTTTCCAGTAATTGATATCTACGTCAGTAAATTCCTGACGTACTACACCAATTACTGTTTCAGTTGGCGGTATATATTGCTTAGAGCTAACGAGTTTAGTGTTGTTAGTAATATTTAACTTATCTACTATATCAGATAATATATCATTATATTCTGTTTTACCAGTAAATAATGACACAAATTTAATTACATTACCACATTCACCTGTTCCATGATCTTTAAAAAGTAGTTGTTTAGTACGTTTACTATAGTAAATACCAAAGGATGGATTTTTATCCTTCCTAAATGGACTATTATATATCATACCTACTTTAAATTGACCTATATATTTTGCATATATATCATATTCTGTTACTTTAGAAAGTATCCAATCTAAAGTAATATTATCTGGGAGTTTTGCTCGCTTTCTACTATACATATGCAATTTGTTTTAGTTTGTTAGCCTGTGTAGAATCGAACTACAATATTTCCTATCAGGCTATAAAAATAGTGGTAGTCTTAAAATAGTAGACTACCACTTGTTATTAGTTAATTATAACTTTCTTAAAACGGCAAATCGTTATTAGATTCGCTTAAAGCCTGTGTATTAGTAGTAGATGAAGTTGCACTAAACGGATTATCGTTTTTTACTTCTTTATCAGCTACAACAGGCTTTGTAAATTGGTCAATATTTAGCATAGCAATAGACGATGATTGACCTTCTGGCAATTCCATAGGTTCAATAAAAGTATATTTAGCATAATTAGGCAAAGTAGTATATCCTTTATCGTTATATACTATTTTTGCTCTAAGTTTTTTACTCTTATCTACTTTGTTCAGCATATCAGTAATCCACTGAGCAAACTGTTCAAAACTTTCACCATTAAAGTCAAGTTCTTCGTCTTTATAGTAACAGTTAAGTATCTGCAACATACGAGAATACTGCTTATCCATTTTTGTTTGGAGTTGTTCTTCTGTAGTTACAAATCCACCAAGTGTAGGTTTCCACTCTGTATGAGTTAATGTTGCTCCATCTTTCTCAAAAACAATTTCTAAGAATTGATTACCATTAGGAGAAACCTCTGTTTTTACACTCTTCAATACTACATTTTCAATAATACCAGCGGGAATATACTTAATATCACTTTTGCTAATACTTGCTGCACGTTCTTTACTATATGTCATAATTTCAATATTTTTAAGTTTTTAAATCAGGCTGCGCACTCGTCTAAATAAATCTTATCCCAGTGAACATTAATATTATTATTTTCATCGCTTTCTGCGATAACTATCTTCTTACCTCGTAAGTGAGGAGCTCTAGCCTCTCTTACTGAATTATCTCCACCTTCAAAAGATATAATAGTTTCATTCTTTTTACGATAGACATAACCAACAGCATCTGCTTCTCCACATACTATATCACCCAGTTTTCCTACTAAATCTAGTGCCATTTCTGATAATTCTTCTCCTTCTTTATTAATCATTTTTTCTTTAGTATGACCAATAAGAATAAAATTATCACACAGATTACGAAACATATCTATTACTTTTCTAACTGCCATGCGAAGATACATATATCCACTACCATTTGGTAATGTACGTATATCATCTCCATTATAGGATTTACCCATTGGAGTTTGACGATATAATACCTTAGCATAACCTAGACACATTTCTTCTAATCTAGTAGCATTATCTATAGCAATATATTTGTAAGGTTTGTTACCAGTTTTAGCTGCTTCTTCACCAATTGCTCTAGATATATTACCTAAGTCTTCAATAGTACGAGCTTGAATAGAGAGAGCTTCTAGAAACTCTGAACCTCCCTCTAAGTCTACAATAAGACAGTTATCAAGCTTTGATAATAAAGTAGTTTTACCTGATTTAGGTCGACCAAACAAGATTAAGAATCTTGGATTGTTAACCTTTGGTTTGTTTTTCTCTTTTGGTAGTATTAACATATTAAAATAGGTTAATGCTTTACCTGTGAGATTCTGAAATTATCTGACAAAAACTGAAATTTTACACAATGTAAAGTTATTCGTTATTCATTGTTGAGAATATTGTTAACAGTAGTACTGTTACTAATATTAATAATAACATTTACTATATTATTTTTATCTGCTTTACGATAGTTATTCAAAAACAGACTAGGATTATCAATAGGAATGATTGTATAACCAATTTGAATAAACTTCTGGTAAATACGTACAGGTTGACCCATGTAAGTAAAATCGTAACCATGATCTTCTTCATAGTCTTCCATGATCTTAGCATATTCTGCTAATCGTTTTAATGCTAAATCAAATTCTGAAATAGCATCATATTGACGCAACTTAAATGCTCGATTTGCGAACGGACATGTAAGTGAATTATCATATGAACATGTCGGTCGATAATATTTTTTATTGAATGCAGAGAAATGTGCATTTCGGTTGCATCCAAAACATAGCAAGTCTTCAGGACCTGCATATGATATACTGTATTCCGGATCTTCCGGAGTGTGAATTCCATACCATTTAGCAAACGGTAAGCGGTTTTTAACTTCGTTTAATATACGATTTTTCAAAGAACCCTGAGGGTCAATATTTTGTTTCGGAAGTTTAATTGTAAAACCTTTCATAATCAGCCTTTTTTAATTTGTTTAAATACTACTTTTTGTTCTTCAGCACTTGCAGTATTTGTTTCAATTAGATTGCCATATTGAAGTTCGTTTTCAAATTCTAATATACATGGTTCACCATCTCTTACTTTTAAGAAATGCATATAAACCTTATTTTTTACAGGTAGACGACGTACTCCATATATAGCTAGATTAAGTATCTCTGGTCTATGAACAGCAATAACAAAATCACTAGCTTGAAATATTGCGTCAGATGCTGATAAATCACTTCTCATTGGGAAGTGAGTACTTGGATTATTAATTCTATCAGGACTTTCAATATTACGATTCATCTGTGAAAGCTGTATTATACTAGTGTTAGAAAGTTTTTTCTTCTGTATAAACATTTTCTGTAAATCGACTATTGTACTTCTTTCTCCACCTTCTCCATTTACTAGAAGAACGTGGTCTAATACTACTATTAGCCAACGACCGTTAGCTACAGTATTATGAAAGTAATCTATAGTATTACCTATTTCTTCTACATTACACACTTTATCAACAAAGTATATATTGTATTTCTTAATGGTTTCAGCTGCCGATTCAGCTTTTAACAAGTCTTCATCACTAAGTGTTTCTACTGAACTATACAATTCAGATACAGTTTTCTTAGTTTTATTACTTATTACACGACCAACGTTTCTGTAGTCTACCATCTCTAAACTAAAGTATAATACTACGATATCCTGATCAGGATTAAGATCAATTAAATCCATTACTAACATATTTGCAACTGAGCTCTTACCACTACCTGATATACCAGCTATAGTAAATATCATATTTGGTTCAATTCCGCCAGTAGCTTTATTGAATTTATCCCATCTAGTTTTTAATGATACTATACTATGATTTTTTCTAGCTTTAATGTAGTTTATGGATTTATTTGCTACCTGAGATATTGACTCAAAAGGTAGTATTTTAACGGCATTCTGTTCCGTATTCTCCATAATTTACAGGTGTTTCAGATTCATAACTCATTTGCTCTTCAATAACCTCCCACTCATGTTGAGTGAGCCATTTCCACATCGTCTTCATATAACCTATTTTACCAGTTATCATTTTGTTTTCAATTTCATATTGAAGACATTGAAGAAGGTGTTCGTGCATTGCTCTAGATTTACCTACGATACGATTATATTCTTTACGACACTTATTTATATTAGATCGTAAAAAACCTTTAGTACCATCTGGTCTTAAAACATACACTGGAAATACTTCATAGAACTCATCAAACCATGTCTTATCTTGTTTTACACTTGATAATAGTTTTTCTGTAGGACTATAAATTTTATTATCTCCTGAAGTAGTAAAGGAGATAAGGTCATTGTCGATTAACTCTTGTATGTCGTTTTCACTTATTCGGCTGAGAAACTTGTGAACGTCTTGATTATTACTTTGATTATCATTCAACACAAGAGTTAAAAATACTAACTGATTAATTGATATTTCTCCAAAAATATCTAATAATGTTGTATCTAATTCTAGTATCATAATATAGTACTTTATGAACTAACTTTTGATACAATCTGGAAATATTTGTTAAAACAACGTTAGTTGTCTTGGTTTTAATTCTTCAATGATCTTTAACGCTTCCTTTAAATAGTAGCGATAATTGATCTTTCTTTCTTCTATAGGTTTATTATCAAATTTATTTAGTATAGTAACACCAGATGCAGTGAGTAGATTAGTATAGTCTACTCTAGTACCTTTAGTTATAATCTTTGAACTATAAGGTAATATCTGTTCTACATTAGAATTATAGTAAAACTGATTTGGATCTGTAGTTATTATACTTTCTCCTGTTTTGAGACATACGAGATATTGCGGTATCTCAACATCTCTGTTTACTATTTTACATTTATATAAATAGGGGCCATTAGTAGATGCGTAGAATCTATTGATTCTTTGTGTCAGTTCTCCATTATATTCTACAGAGAATTTCTTATCTACTTTTTGGTAAGTAAGAAACTTCTTAATATCTTTACAATTGTAGATAGTATCTTTTACAGGAATACTATCAACAAAATAATCTCTAATAGCTTCTGGAATAATCTTTGCAGACATTCCCTTACCAAGTAATACCTTAGTAATGAACATACCTTTTTCTTTGATATAATCATCTTTAATCATATCTAAAGAAGTATAAGGCTTCTTCTTTTTATTTAGAGCTTTTTCTGGTTCAGTTTCAAACAATTTCTTCATTGCTTGATAACCTTCTTTTACAGCTATATAATCATTAATAGCATACTGATACATAGCTTCAAAACGATCTTCCTCTAGGGTTAGTTTCGTTTGTTGTTCCCATTCCTTACATATACTTTGTAATTTTTCATACAGATTCTTCTTAAGAAGAACAAATAAACCATCTGTATTTGCCTGTACTATTCTACAGCCAATATCAGATAATCTTTCTGCTAACATAAGTAATAGTAATTGTCCATTTATTCTAATCTGCATTACTGCGAAAGGACTATAACAGAAATTATGTTCATTCTGTAGATTACCACTAAGACCGTTTAATGCTAATTTAAGCGTTTTATCTTTAGTCTTAATACCATTATGTTTTGCTTCTATTCGTTCATCTTTAACTTGATTATAAACTTCTAGAAATTCAGGACCCAAATGCTTTGGGTAGAATTTATACTCTATTATCATACTAGGATACAGAGATGCAACATCAATATCTATTAACATTTCATCTTCCTTAGGAATAATTATCTCAGGTTTGTTTTCAGAGTGAATACCACCAACTCCTACAGAATATTTTAATCCTCTAAATACAAATTTGTTTTCGTATCCTTTTCTACCTGGTGATACTATCTGCTTTTTCATATCAGATAGTACATTACGAAGTATAGGATCTTTATATTCTATATAAGGCAATATTACTTTATTTAGGTCTATAACATCTGCTGGGCTTCTTAAATCTTTAATATCCCACCATGATAAACCAGTCTTTTCAAGATATTTCTGCGTTAGAATTTTCATTCCAATGTTTACTCCATCTTTACTTAGTACTCTTACTTTATATTCATCTTCGATAGCTATTCTTAATTCTATATCTTCAGAACACAGATTTAATAATTTTTCAGTAGAATTAACATCGTTCACATTATACTCAATCATCTCTTCTATTCTGTCTTCTTCTAGAAACTTATTAAAGTCTCCATTGAATTCTAGAACATTAGGATATTGCATAGTTACTTGCATTTCCTTCAATCCAACACGCAATTTCTGTGAATATAACATAGTAAGTATATCAAATGAATCATACCATACTTGATATTTCCATTTTTTCCATGCTTCTATGTTGTCATCTGCTTGAGATGTAGTTATAGTTCTACTTAAGTTAGAAATACTATCACATATCCTTAGATATGGTTTATTTTTAAGTATATCATAATAATCTATTATATAGTTAATAATAGGATTATCATAATGTAAATTATTATATCCTGCAAAGATTTTATTTGAATCAATTTGAGTTTCAGTAGTATAGAGATCTCCAAATTTTAATGGTGCATTAATATTTGGTACACGAAAGAAATCAACTAATTCTGATAATTGATTTTTTCTGCTTGATATCTCAAACTTATGAAACTTCCCTGATTCAGTATTCTTTGCTGTGCAATGAAATACATTTGGGAAAACTTCAATATCATAGACATATACTGTTTTTCCTCTTATCTTCATAGCGTATAAATTTAGTGGAGTATATGGGAATCGAACCCATGATGCCGATTGGTTGCAGCACTATAAATAGTGTATTAGAGTCTCTCTAATATTCCTCCCTGTACCCTGCGCTTGCCTACTAGCTGAATACCCCATGAGGCAGGATTCTTTATAGACTATCCTGCTAAAAGTCTGTCGCTCTACGCTGCTTGCTTTATCTCTGGCAAATGTTTAGCAAAGCATTTCTTTTCTAAAGTTGCTCTATCTACTATTGTAATAGATTCATAATTACTATACTTATCAGATAACTTTGTATTTAGTTTAGTAACTACTTCGATAAGTTGTTCAATAGGTAGATTAGAGTAGCTTGTTTTAAACTCTTTATCGTTTGTAGTAGCTATAACTACTTTATACGGTCTTTGTTCTAAATACTGTAGCTTCTTAGACATCTTGAATTCTTCAAGTTGTTTAGCTACTTTCTTAATTTTCTCTTCGTGAGCTGCTTTATAAGCTTGTTGTTTAGCAATACGTTCTGCTTTATTGCTACCATATAGATTCTGTACCAATTCTTTATGGTAACCAGAATAAGGACGTTCTTCTAATAACTGTTTTTTATCCTTTTTATCAGATACCTGTGTAGGTTTCTTAGGAATACTAGCTATGCCTTTTTTAGTTTCATGATACTCCTTTCGTGCATTAGTAGCTTCAGGAGTCCACTTATAAGTATATACTTCTCTACTTACTATTTTATCATGACGACGAGTAGTTACAAATTCCTTTGTCATAGGTTTAATATTTTCTGACAAAGATATTCCTTTACTACACATAGATTTATAATCTGAGGATTTAGTTAATCCGTAACGTTTCTGTAAGTTTTGCTGGTATTTAGCATTTTTCTTATTTCTAGTATCTTGATTCATAACAATTGATTTTAATAGTTAAAAACTAAAGGAAGCTGAATAGGTTAATGTTTTAAGATTTCCCATACGTACTCTCCCTATCGCTTCCTTATTATATTTTAAGCTGCTAAGCACATTGGAGCAGCAGAATCATCAAATTCTGTTTCTTCATTGAACTTAGTAAGTTTCTCTTTTAATTTCAGAATCTCTAAATCGAGTTCTTTTATTCGTGCTTTAACCCAGTTTGAAGTTAAAACTTCAGTCTTATTCAGAGCTTTTTTACCTTTCTTAGACTTAAGAACAGGATTCAAAGTTCGTATACGACTTAGATGTATTTTCATTTCTTGCAATTCACACAATTTAAATACATCTAATTGATTACAATCAGCCGGTAAATCACTAAATTTCTTTATACCCATATTGATGCATAGTATCTTTAATTTAACAATTACTCGATCATCTGTAAGACCTTTGATTGTATTATAAAGTTCTTTCAAATCATAAGTACGCTGATAATTACGATTTACTACATTCTCAATAGAAATAATATTCCAATACTTAGTAATATCTGCTGATAGTTTATCACGCTGTTCAATAAATTTATTTGCTTTCATATATACTTGATTTTAAATAATTTGACAATTAGTTAATTACATATAGTATATTAGAAAGTCTACCTGTGTAGTTAATAGACCGATCAAAGCCTAATAACTTAAAATATCAGCTATCTTCACAGACCGCTGATATGAATAACAATAAAATTAAGAAATAAGACAGACAAGATCAAAGAGTTAGCGCCTCTGTCACATCTCGATACGGCATCCGATTCTTCTTCTCTCGGCTTTCCAACACTTAGTTACCTTAGTAACATTATCAGAGGCAAGTAAGTAAGAGTATATACGAACCCAACCAAATGTATATACTCTTACTGATTTTATGTTGATTTTCAATTATTTTCTACTCAATACGAACCCAACCAAATGTATATATTCGATTATAAATCTCCTTCAACATGTAAACTGACAGGTATTCTTTCATACCCAAAATCTATGCAAGCATTTGCTACCCCAACCATTTTGCGTCGCTTGCTGTTGTTACCCATATTTTTATCAAAGCCTGGGTCATCTTTTGTAATATCATAGGTCAATTTCAATGGACTGTTTTCATCAAGTAATGTACAATAATACAATAATAACTCGATTACTTTTTCTTTTTCATCTTTCTTAAGTACTTTATCAATTGCTTCTGTCAGAAACCCAACCAAACCTGACTTATCGCAATTGTTACTTTCTACACCTGTGATGATAAAAGCTATTCTTTGTACTAAACTAAAAAAGTCTATTACATAATAGGAATTAAACCACTTATTTACCCAACCATATTTGTGGCGTCCTATTAATACTGTTCCATCGTGTCCAACTTTAATTGTTTTGCTCCCATCCATTAGCAAATTATTTTGAATACGAGGATCAGACATAATTAGCTGTAACATCTGCAAGTGATATGAATCTATTGGCTTTTTACTTGTTGCCATAGCTTTATGTACTTAAGATTAATTACTCGTCGATGCTCTTGTAGTAAGCAGTAGTGTCGTCCTTAGTAATCTTGTTGATTTGTTCCAGAGAAGCTCCCTGATTTGCTAATTCATCAATAAAATTATTAAGATCAGTCAAATTACTCTGATTCAACTGAGTGACAACTTCTGTTACCATTTTAACATTCCAGAACGGAGACCGTTCTCCAGTTGCTTCAAACTTCAAGATAGCATCTTGAACATCTTTCGGACCAGCTTTCAATACGATATCTACATCTGCCCGTAAATCAAACTGCAACTTTTCGTCATTATTAAACATAATAACAATTTTACCATTTGCAGTCCGCACGATATCTACGTTGAACAAATCAACAGTTTCAATCATATACTTCTTCATCGGATTTGCAAGTACAAGTCCCGGCATATCACCAGCCATTTTTTTCTTGTAATTCAAATCTAAATTATCACTTACGGGGATTGCCAACCGCCGACCAACTAAAGCACGGCTAAATGCAATTACTTTAGTACGTAACTGTGTAATTTCTTGCTGAGTAAAACCTTCTGGATTTTTGAACACGCTTTCATATTTTGTTGTTTCCATAATTTCTCCTTTCTTGATTCCGTGGTTGATTCCACCTACGGAGTAAGTTAATACTAAGTTAATTTAAAAAAGTAAGCTATAGAGTTCTTTTATCTAAGTGGAATAGCATCTAATATCTATTCGTTTATTAAAAACTTAAAAACCACTTCTTGTATTCAAACAGTAAAACTCTATAACGAAATTCTGCTAAGATTTGATAAGTAATCTGAAAACTATAAGATAAGTCTTTATATTATTAATATTACTACTAGAACGTGATGTTATTACTTCACTCGGCATTCCCCGTAGGACTTTACTCATGAGACAGATGAGTCAGCCGTTCTTCATAAAATTATTAATACTAAACTATGAAAAGATATGTAATTCGATGTCTGAAAATCGAATGCTATGCTAGTTAATACCTAAAGAGGTACAACGGGACTCCAACGGTAGGAGATTTATACCCATCAAATAACATTATAACTGAAATTATCTGAAAATCGAATGCTATGCTAGTTTCTGATTGTTTAAAGAGCCTAACAGCAACTATAACGTGCTCTTTTTCCTATTATAGTAAGGAGTACTGTATATGATTCATAACCTACAACTGTTATTTCACTATCGGTAATACTTCTACCGAATTTTATTTTGAGCTGTTTATGTTTCAAAACACCCACTCTATAGCCTAATAGTTTATTCTAAGGCTGCGTGTACTTACGACTTTGTTCTTATTCTGCACATAACTTTAGGATTTCCACCTATCATCCTTTAATGTAAGGAATCAGCGTCACTTTACATATATTGTTGCGCAATATACTTTAAATGTTTCAAATGTCAGCAATTATATTGTACAGTCGAGGGTGGCTCGGATTTACTTTCGTCTTCTTATCACTACTCGTCCTAAAACCTACCATTGAACTTCCTCATTAGTTAAATTAAACATGTTTATTCTCTCGTGAATAGAGACTTCCTAAATAGATTTACATTCTGTCACTTCCCGTTAAGACTACTATTTAGTGCAATGCACAGATTTTTCTCCGGTCTGCTTCGTGTCCGTCTCTTAATGTGTCTGCTTCTCTTCAACCTGGGAGTAGGGCGATGCTCACTTTCACATATACTCTTAAGGATAGAGTATTTCACCTTGCGCAAATTTGATAAAACTCCAGTTATGCTTCTGGATAAAATTATTTAGTATTTCTAAGCTTTATGTCTTCCGCTTAGTATTGAGATAGTGTTATTGCGCACTTCATCCGCTAGTTATCTTTATATTCCTGTTGCAAAGCACTCTAGGTTTATACTCAGATAGATAACAACTGAGTTTATTATAATATTACTTGAACTCACATACTCCTTATTTCCTAAAGAGGTCCGTTGCAGGATTCCTTATTTATTAATATTGGATCATTGCTACTCAGCCAATAGGCACACAATCTACTACTCACTTTGTCACTCTATCTCTCTATACTGGAGTGTATAGTAATACAAGCTTAGGATTAGCTATGTACTGATTAACATAACATTGTGCATAGGCTTTACGCCTAATCCAGGTAATCTATCAATATTTTTCAATAAGTAGTGCTATAATATTATAATTAAGTACCTTCATATATACTATCTCTAAACTTATTAAGTTACAATATAACTGTTTAGATAAGTATAGAACACTATACTGACATTTTTATATGGTCTATGCCATAAAGGGGAGTTTGGAGCTACCCTAGAGCGTTATATGCTCGATAATGTTCAGCACGTAGTCTTGGACACTACGATTTGTTGGGCATCATCGTGTTTATTACTCCTTCTTGATTCAAACTATGATAAGTCTGCGAGTAACTTAAGAGGATTTCGTTCCCCTTGTACTGTTTAATTTTGTAGACTGCTCTCTACTAATTGCGTCTTCTGTTTCTGTCACCAGTCGGTTCTCACCAAAAACAAGAGGGTTGTACACGCTCTCCCTCTATCTTATTGCTTCTTCAGTCTATAGATAGTATATAGACACAATAAGTTATTATACTTTCAGTAATAGCCTATAGTTGTAGCTATACTCTATTCCTACTAATATTCTGTACTATCTTAATTTTAAGAAAGTAATCTAACCATTTACTTTCTAATCCTTTGATTTAGACATCTCTGGATATACACCATTATAGCTCTATAATCGCATTGGCTGTTCTAGTTGCGACTCAGATTTATCTTCTCTGATTGTTGTTGTTTCAGTCTTTGGAGAATATCCGTACAAGTGGTTTTATTCTCTTTAACTGATGGCAGTTCTCTTACCTTAATGTATTTAGGTACTTCCTTCTCTACAACAGAAGTTAGATAGATGATACTGTCTTTCTTTTTGATTTCAACATTGATATTTTGTTCTGGGTTGCTTTGTCCATTTAATTTTATAGCGTTATTGTTCAAATTAATATCAATATTAAAGTCTTTTGTCCGAGGTACATCTGTGAACTTCGGAATCACATACTCGTGTGCGGTGGCGGTATTTGTATAGTTAGTTACAAATCCTACATATCCACCGAAAGCTAGCATTGCTAGCGTAAACAAAACTGTTGGTTTTTTACTCATTTTGATAATGCGTTAATTGTTACTTTTTAGTAGCATACGCAGATTTCTCAATATAGAAAGTAAGAGGATTTAAAGAAGTTGATGTATACAAGCTAGATACTTTCTGCATTACTTGTTTCAACATCTTGTCATTCATTTCTGCTCCATAAGCAATCCGTAGATTGTTTACAGTCTTTATTGCTGAAATGTGTTTACCTTTAAGATTCAGACCCTTGATTTCCGGATATACAAGTTTGTCTTCATCTTTACCTTCATTGTTAGCAGAAGTAATAATACGATTGATCAGATCGTCATTAGTTCCACTAATTAATTGAGAATACCGTTTTGCTTCTTCTTCGTAATTATTGTTTTTTGCAGTTTCATCAGTAATCTTCTTAGCTAAGAATACTTTCACAACATTAGCAACTTGCGCATCGTTGTATGTTGTTAATTGATTCTTAAGCCAAGCATGAGATGCTAAAACTGACAAATTACCTGTTAGGTTACCCCAAATAGCATTTGCACAACCCTCAAGCAATGTAGCATTCCGTCCTGCTTCTTTCATCTTAAGCAATACAGTTGCTAATACTTGTGCTGGTTCTGCATTTTTATCAAGCTTATAGGCTTCCCGTGCAAATTCAATCATATTTGCTACATTCTTACCTATACCTCCTGATTTCTGCTTGTGCCGCATGTTCATAATAGTACACATTGCCGCTACTTTCTGTTCATCAGTGACACATTCTTCGGGTTTTGGCATTTCCTGAGTTTGCGGAACTTTAGCGTCTTGTTCTAAAGCTTTCTGCATTTCAGGATTTGTCTTTGCGACAGCATCTTTGAAGTTAATCTCAAGCTGTCCATCAGATGTTTTGCTAGGAAGCAAATTAACACCGAGGAACAAAGAAGCTGTTTCATTCAAATATGCAAACATTTCTTCGTTCACAGTAAAGCCTTGTTCTTTTGCATCATTCTTGAATTGGTCATTCCATTTCTGAATCAATACAAACATCATAAGGTCTGCCTGTTTTCCTGTTGCTTGATACATTGCCCGATCGTCTTTAATCTCTTCACGGCGTTTCAGAATTGCATTCATCAAATCTACTGAGTGATTTGCATCAATTCTGTCATTGTTTTGAGTTACGATATTAGGCGCAGGAGCTGCTGCTGATTTAATAGTTGGAGCATTGCTGATGTCAATTTCTTCAGCTTCTACTTCTTCTATTTTTTCCTTCTTTGGCTTCTGCTGTTTAGGTTTCTTTTCAGTAGGTGTAGATTTAGGATCTTCCTTCTTTGGCTCCTCAACTGGCTTAGTTTCAGGAACTTCAGCAGGAATAGGATTCTTAATTCCTTCCTTAATCCGTTTGACGTCAATTCCGTCTCCCTCCTTTACATTAGATACTGGGAATAGAACACTAGTAGTTTCACTAGTTTCATTGTTCTTCCACTCGGCTTTGATATTTTCAATGCCTTTACTGTCTTTCTCAATCTTAAGAGAAAGTAGACTCATATACGGTGATTTTGTGCACAACATATGAGTTTCATATGCTGATTTACCCATTGGAGTCTGATAGACACCACCTTTCTTTCGTTCAGCTGGTTTCTCTTCAGGCTTCTTTTCTTCTGGTTTAGAATCTTCTACTTTTGTTGTTTCTACTTTAGCTGAAGCTTCTATTGCTTCTTTAGCTTTTTTCAAAGCTTCTAAGTTTCTTGCTGCTTTTGCACTTGGAGTCTTTCCACCTTTATTTCTTTTTGCCATATTGATTATGTTTTAAATAAATTAATAACTTAACAATTAATACACTTAAATTATGAAATTAAGTGCAGTCAACTGTCATCTTCTATCTCTGCATTGTTAGGCATAGTAAGTACATCTTCTCTATCAGTTGTTACTAACGTCTCACCTCCGTCTTCCTGACCCATTTCATAAGATTGGTTATCTACTGTCCCTACAAAAGCAGTAGAACCTTGAGATGTGGGATTAGGAGCCATAGTAACAACTAACTCTTGAGAAGGAGTATTTGAGGTATTTGCAACTACCTTTTTTACTCCAGTACCTACAACAAAGCCTAGTAAAAGTACGCATACTAAGAATACGTACAAACTAGCACTTTTACACATTCTAGAAATGATAAAAGATGCTAATGCTCCTAAAAGGAGTAAACAAAAACTAGTCATATTGTTGAAAGTATTTGTTAATAATCTGTTTTCTGTTTAAGTTTTTGTCTTGCTTTGTTTAAATTACCTTTTACAGCTAATTCATTCATTGCAAGCTTACTGGCTATCTCTTTATAAGACATACCATCTATGCGAGCGTTGATTAAATCTCTATATTTCTTCTTAAGAGTAGGTATAGCTTGTAAGACTATATCTAATTTTTCCTTTAGAATTAAATCTTCTTCAGGACTTCTCTCTAAAGTAGATAGTTGAATTGAATTTTCATCCTCATCAACATAGTTATTTAATTGCTCTTTTTTGTTTCTACGTATATAGTCTATTGATGCATTAACAGCAATAGTCTTTAACCACATATTAAATGAAATATGTTGAGTATACATAGATAATTTCTCATAAGCTTTAGTAAATACTACTGATGTTAAATCATCAGCAACATCTGTATTCTTAACTACACCCATAATAGTGTACCAAATATCAGTTTTATACTTATAGTATAACTTACTAAATGCTTTTTGAGAACCTTGTTTAGCTTGCTCCACTAGATCTATTATTTCTTGTGTCATATAGCTAAATTTTAGTGGATTGTAGTTAACCCAATAACTACAATCCTTAAATTCAGAAGGGAAGTTTTATAATTTCTTTGCAATAATAATTATTTACTGCTAGACATCTTTTGTAGAATACATCTGAAATATGTTCTCTCCATTCTTCTTTCTCTTCTTCATTGAGAGGATATGCCATTTTCAATGACATATTAATAGCAATCCTTACTCTTACTAATCTAGTCTGAAGACTTAATATTTTATCTTCTAATAGATTGTTAAGAATATCCATCCACAGTCTTCTATTTATCCACTTATTGATACTTAGACAAGTGTTACTAGTAACTATCTTAGATTTTAAATTAGGTGGTATATTTGCCCAATCATCCAATACACTATCTGCATATCCTAATACTTTAGTATCAAAATTAGCAGAAGATACAATCTTGTCTAAAGTAAACCTATAAGGTTCCTCTAATTCAGCATTGAGTGCTTCAATAAGTCTCTTAAAATCGCTCATTATGGTTCTCTGTTAAGTGCTTTACAAATTACAGTAAATACATAGTTAGCTTGAGACATTTTTAGGCTGTATTTCTTCTTTAAATGCAGTCTAGTTCTTACTTTAGCTTGTTCTATACCATATAATGGTAAAGTTGATTTATAGTAAGCAATACCTTCTTCGATGATTTTATCTTTTCTAGAATCTTCTCCTAAGCCTTCTAGAGTCTGTAAATCACCAATACCTACATTATCAACTACTTCAGTAATAGATGGTAATGCAAATGTATACTTTTCAGGATACATCATAATATCTACTACTTCAGGACTGTCTTTAGTAAGATCTTTAGCTTTACCATTCTGTTTAAAGTAATTAAGATCAATTGCACCTACTACTTCTAATAATGGTTCTACTCCGCTTAAAAGGAGCAATACATTAGTTTCTGGACCTTGTGCGATCCACATACCTGCTTTTAACATAATCCTTTTGTTTTAAGTATTTTGATAAATTCATTTTTGAATCTCTTTACTACAACTGCTGCATCCATTGGACTAATATTGAATTCAGAAGCTACTTTCTTTCTAAATTCCATCTCTCCACTGCATTGCTGCATTACTTCTTGTAGTCTTTCTCGCTCTCCTGGTTCAGTCCAGCGAACATATTGAACAATTTCCATGTTAATTCATTTGATGTTCAAGATCTTTAATTTTATTATAGATGCCTACCCAATATATCAAGCCTTCTTTACTCTTTTCAGCTTGAAACATTTCATAGATTTTGCATCTATTGAATCCGACTGAAATGTTATGTACACCACGTCGCCAACCTCTACCTCCCTTCATTACTGATGGAGTTGCTTCATATACGTACTCAATGAACGCAGTAAGTTTACGTTCTCTTGTAAGAACAATTTCCCAAGTCTTAGGCAATCTATTCCTAATAAAACCTCTTAAGCCTTTTTTATTCATGTTTATATTTAAATATTTTTGTATTATGCCCAAATTCAAACTTAATTGTATAAATACTATTTTTAATAGTTGCTTCATCAAGTGCTACTTTAACTTTACATATAAAATCATCAAGATAATATGTACTATAAATATACCACGCAACTATTGTATGATAGTCTCTTCCATTATTACTACTAATCCATGCTTTTGCATAATAATCAGTCATATTATATGATGATTGACTTTCATATATTGCTAACAATATACGAAGTTCTTTTCGTATAGTACCTAAGATTTCTGCTTGAGTATTGAATTCTTTTTCTTTACCCTTTTTATGCCGACCACGATTCATAAGTAGTTTCTTTAATTGAAGACTGAAGTCTTTCTATAGCTGTCAATAGAGTATCTATTCTTATTATTACTTCTGTATCCTTGACAAAGTATTTAATATGTTTTAGATTAGTAATCATACCTGCTAAAAGCATAAGAGATAAGTTCCTTCTACTTGCCTTTAATTGATTTAAAGTCTTTTTCATCTGCAAAATGTTTTTAAGTATTGTTCATAATGTTTCTTTTCATTTATTGAAGCTAAAGCATCTAATTGATTATAATTCTTTTTAGTTAAAGTAAAATCATAATCTAATAATGCTTCTTTTAAACTATAAAATACACTATAATCAAACAAATCTCTGTTGCTTATTTTGATTTGTTCAATGAGCGCTGTTTCAAATATAGCTAGCAATCTTAGAATATATTTATTATTCTTTTTAACTGCTAGTCATAAACCTTTACTTCCTTTACTATAATCTAAAGGAATAATTGATATTTTGTTATAATCTATTTTCATACTCTAAAATTTAATTTTGATAATATTTGTTTACGGAGCGGGACTCGAACCCGCACTCTTCAGTATTGTTTACCTGTGTCTATCCATTTGCACGATCCGTAACCTGCTTTTTACGACATTAGCTTAGCCGTTGACTTATCGTATCACGCTGCGATACGAGTATAGTCTGTTACAAAAGATTTGTCATTTCTGACGTTTATTGACCTATTCATTTTCATCCTCGCTGTCAAAACCATAATGCCCCTTGTGCACACCAACATGTTCTCTCTTGCAAGCGAGATAGTGTGCAGGTTCTCACTGGTCCGGTAACTGGTTTCTGTTCTGTTACAAGCTGGCATGCCTCCACTGCGACCTGTAATAGTGGAGCATGAGGGAGTCGAACCCTCGTCCAAACGATTCATCCAATGACCTAACAGTCAATATACTTTTATTTCTATAGGATTATCTCCAAAACACATATTTCTTTTATCAAATGGTACATAATGAGTATATAAGAATCCTGCATCATTAAATAGTTTAGCCGTACCTATTGGTACACTAATGGAATTATTATGTTTTGGATCTATCCACCAACTTCTTTTTGTTGTTTCATGAACATATCTAACAGGTTTATTATAGAATAGATGTTCACCCCACATATCTGCTGCAATATAGCTCATGATAAATAATTTTAAGTTGTAAATATAAAGAGTTTTGCACACCTCTGCGCCTTCATATCCTGGCAGACTGGATAACGCCTCAATTAGAGAGATATACATCATACACGAGTTTTCATATATCATTGGGTTGATATAATAGTGCAATATACTCTTTTAGTAGTATAGAGAGCGATTAAACTCTCTATACTTAATATGTAATTCTAAAGTAATAGTACATACCGTTGATTATGAGCATAAAAGCATTAAATCTAGTATATAATAGCATAAAGCCGCTATTACTTTAGAATTTATAGTCTTTGACAGAATACATATTATACCAAGTGCTCATCTAGCAAGCTAGAGACTCGATTGAAATATAGACATAAAGTACTATATGTATATGTATTTTGATATACTTACTGTTTTTCGTCTATGAGACTATCCTTTATTTGTTAGCATAAAAGCATTTAAATAAAGAATGATCTATTTATAGCACATGATCAGTAGGCATAATATCCTATTACTAGCATAAAAGCATTGAATAGAACTGTCAATTCAGTTCATGTTGCCCCGAACTCCTCAATGCGACAATGCGACTTATATAGTTTGCAGGGTTCACATTTATTCTATTTAGCATAAAAGCATTTAGAATTTGGATGTTGATTAAAGATAGATATTTTCGTATCTTGAACCAAAGATTTCTTCTTTCGCTTTTGCGATAGCGTCATCTTTCTTGTCTGTAAGTTCTGAATACTTTTTGTCCCAAGCTTTGTAATCACCTGTAGATTCAAATTCAGCTTGAGCTTTCTTCAGTCCTTCAGAAAAGTCTTTCATAATGTTCTTGTGTTTTGATGCAAAACGTCCGTATCTTTCTGCTCTAGAAACAGCTTTTTCACAATCCTGAATTCTACGTTTTACTTCACGAGATTCACGTTCAAGTTGTTCTTGTTGGATCTGTTTCTTTGCTTCAGTAACTGCTGATGCTTCAACTTTACCGTCTTTTTCTTCTTGTTTTTTCATACCAGCTTCAAAGTTGTAATTTTCATCAGTTGCTTTGTCACACAACATTACTGCACCTAACATAATTCCTACAAAGTTCATAAAATTTTTCATAATTCTTTTGATTTTAATTGTTAATAATTGATTTATTTAAGTGAATGAATAATTTTTAAAAAGTATCTAATAAACGTCTGCGATAGATTTCATCTCTTTCTTCTCGAATATCTATCTGCATTTTAATAATAATGTTTACTAGTTCTTCTTTTGTTTTCTTTTCTAGTTCTTCTTTTGTCCACATAATAATAAAGAAATAGAAAGTTATACTATCTATTTGTACGCCTTATTTGATAGCTAGCCCTTTTCCTTCTCCTGACCTTAAATAAGGTTGACCGTTGTATAGTCCGTAGGTATTAATCACCTTTAGGGGTCTGGCGTTATAACCTTCTGTGTTGATTGGATTCTATCATAACTACTTAATTAGTAATTCTTAGTTAAACAATAGCTCTTTCCCTTTTATACGGTTGCATTTTAGAATGTCTAACTCTCTTTTTAGACTGATATTCAGCTGCTTTTCCTGATTGCTTAGAACCTGGAAAATGAGATTCTTTATAGGTCTTTCCCATAATTATAACACTCTAATTGCTTGTACTAAAAGATCAAAGATATAAGCACATCTCTTTTTGTTGAGATACTCAATTGTAACTTCTTTTTCATTCAGCATCATTTCAATTTGTGGTCTAGTTAACTTACCATCTTCAATTAATTTCCAAAAATTGGCATTAATTGCAGCGATATTCATTAGACCAGCTGCTGTACACACAGTAATAATATCTTTCAAGATGTTTTCAATCATTTGTTTATTTGAAGAACTAGTTACAAATTTACTTGTTTCAAGTATTTCTGTATGTACTTCTGATAAACCAAGTTTTTTAGCCATAAGAGCTACTGCTGTTACAATACTTTCCTGATTGATTGATGCAGGAATTCCAATAATTACAAAGTTTAAAGATTTCATTTGATATGAATTTAAAGTTGTTTATAAATTTCTTGACTATAGTACTTACCACATCTTTCACAGTAAGTTCTTTTAGTAATAGGAATATTTAATTCATTGTTATTAGGCTCATTTTTCCATTTGTGCCCATGAATTAAACATTGTGAACGTAATGCAACTTCTTTCTGCCGTTTAGGATTATCTAATAATTCTAATTCAGCAAGTCGTTTGATGTTACTATGATAGGCTTTTAGCCTTCTGTAACTACTGATTTTCAGTTTGATTTTCTTAAAAATATTCATTCTTTCATATTTAATAGTTTTAATTATACAATATTTTGAGGACGTCTAGCTGCAACTAGATGGTTTTATCAATCTTAATTATATATTAACACACATTTTCTACTGTACGCTTACAGTAAATAAAGAAGGCATGTAACAGTTTATACAATATATTGCAGTATATTGCAGGCTTGACGATTCACATCGTTGTGTAACTTCTACACTAATACAGCTTAATTGAAATACTAATTAAAATGACTCTCACTTAGTTTTAACTCATAAGCAGATATAGCTGTCAAACTAATCTTATTGGAGTACATGATTTTAACGTCTGCACTAATACTTGATGGTTGCCTTGTCTAACTACAGCATGAGTTAGGTGGACATCTAAGATATAAGCCCCACATGTTTGTCACTGATTCTCACAGTAAAAACGATTACTTCTATCTTCACAGACTGAAGTAACCTTGTTTAATTTAATAATTAACGGCTTCGTGAATTGAATCACTATTAAGTTGTGGTAATGAGGACCTTGGCATACTATCTGGTATATATTCTTTTTGTATATCCATACTCCTCTTTATTAATTTATCATAAAAGTCTTTGTTACTAATATAAATAGAAACAATTTCATGATTTGATAAATCTGTACCTTTAGTTACAAGTATTTGAGTTAGTACTTGTTCTGGTATAACCAAAAACACACTATCTACATACTTGTCTAATCTCATACTTTCACGCCATTGTAGCACTTCTTGTACTGTTGGTCCTACTATACGAGATTTTGCACAACTGATAAAAATTGCTAATGCTACTATTGCTGCGATTAGCCAAAATACATATTTGTTTTTCATTTTTGATAAATGTTTTTAAGTTAATACTAAGTATATAAATGCTATCAATATTGCATCTATTACAATTAATACTCTTGTAACTGGATGTGTTTCATACCAATTTTCAAACTTATCCCACCATATATCTGCTAAATCAGCTTGGTTTGATTTCTTTGTATCCATCGTCTTTATCTTTATATCCACTACCAAGTGTATATACAAAAGATAATACGCAGAATATAAATAGTGCGATTATCACTACTTTAGAGTAATACCAATAATTCCAATAATCGGTATATAACAGTCCGTACACTTCTTCATCAAAGAAATATATTCCTTGATGTTCAATAATCATCACAGCTGCAAATAATGCAGTTATGAGTCCAAATAAAAAATACATTAACTTTTGCATAATAATTATTTATTGATTAAATACTATTTGCTATAAATACCAGTGTTGTTACCATTGTTAATAATACTAATAAGTATACTAATAATTCGATAGTAATAACAATGCGCCAGAATCGCTCATTTCCCATATACTTTTATATTTATCATTAAGTCCTTTCCAAAAATCATATCCTTCTTTTGTACAATCCCATGCAAATGTACATTCGATTGCTGCATAAGGATCCCTTAATTTTGTATAAAGACATGATAGATTTATACTATGAACGATTGCATATTTACTAGTATTATCTAGAAATCTATCTAATACTCTTTCTTTAATAAGAAAAGTAAGTAATAGATATGGCATATTAAATAATATTTGCCTTCTAGCTTTTTGTTTCTTTGTTAGTTTTTTCATTGATTGAATTGTACCTTTTTATGAACTTTAAATGTTACTTCAGTATCACTCTTAATTTCAATAGTAAAATGAGGAGATGATTTACTATCTATTCTTCGTTTGATCCATTTAACTACGTAATCCGCAGTTAATACTTCAAATTGCAAATAGCTACGCCATTTTCCACTCTTACCGATGTGTAGTTTTAGATTTCCTCTGTCAATATTAGTAACAGGGTTAACACGACTTTGTTTTGAGTTAACTAATTTAGCTACTACTATGTCGCCGATTTTAAGATTTTGAAATTGTTCTAATGTCATATCTTTTTTAGTTTATTGATTAAACATATAAAGAGGACAGCTAATGCTGTCCCCTACTATTTACGTATAGTTACGTTGTCACTCTTTGTTCATCTAGTGACAGATGCTCAGAACTATTTTTCAAATCTAAAATAGTGAAAACTCCTTTATACTGAGTTTAGATAGTGCTTACACGTTTGTACCACACACTACAATGATACTAATACTACATGTAGTTGGCTCTGCATTTACAGGCTTGCCACTGTCTATGGCTGCATTACTATTGTAGTATAAATAACTCTAAGTTAGTTTGAATACATCTTGCTAAGAGTTCATACTTTCTGATAAAGTGTTTTCTTGTTTTCATAATTTTAACTTTTAATATTATTAGTTAGATTAAAGTCTCCAAACATTCTAGTAATATTATGTTTTGCGTTATAATATTTATAAGCTTTATCATATTTTTTGTTTATATTAAGTCCCATTCGATTAATGCTTCGATTGGTGACATACCTTGTTTGATGCATTCGGTTACTTCTGCTTCAAGATGATATTCTTTTGCAATAGCAATAGCTTCATCAATGTTAATCTGATGGTTCATTATGTTTGTTATTATGGTTACTAATATGTAATATTATTTTGTATATTACTATTACTGTTATTATAGCAAATATTACTCTTCCATAATCTTCTAAAGTCATGTTAGAGTCTGAGTAGTATATATGGCATAACATAGGAATGATGTTAGGTTAGGCTATATATTAATATAATAAGGAAGATGCTGGAGGAATTAATCCTCCAGTTCTTCAGTTTGTTGTAACAGACTCTCAAGCTCCTCCTTCGATACATCGAAGAGTACGAATTTACGATAATCATCGTAAAATTCTGGGTTTTTGAAGAAGCTTTCAGCTCTGTCAAAACCTCTCTGTACAGCTCTATCGACAGTAGCTTGCGTGCTGTCAGATTCTTCACATACGCAGTATGTACTTCTAATGACTCTGTCATTAACCTTGTAAGGCGCATGACTCACACTTATCAATTTATACTTCTCTTGAAGTTTAATTGGTTCTTTAAGTAAAGTCACTTTACGTGTCCCATCTTCAGAATAGGTTAAATCTGTAAGATTTAACTGATTCATAAGTGTTTTATCGTTAGGATCGAGGAATAAAGAGTAATTCGAGTGAATAGCTAGAATTGCTTCTTTTTTCAAAAGTACGTTTGCGTACTTACGTCCATCTGTAGATGTACCAGTTGCGATAGCAACTGCGTAAACATCACCTTCATGTTCAACTTTGAATTTCATATGCTAATATTGTTTTAGTGAGATTTATCGAACGTTTAACCAAAGTGCACGGGGTCTTCCCGCGCAACGAGGTTACAGGGGTCTTGTTTAGGGATAGCTTCACGCACACAGATTTCTTCACCAAAAAAATTTTTTATATATTTTTATTTTAAATAATGTTAAAAAATAGCTATTAAACTTAAATAAATATTCATAATAAATGTTAATAATAATAACCAATATAGTTAAATATACGTTACTGTATACAGTAGATACAGTTAAATACAGTGTGAATATGAATTACTACTTTATAAGACAAAGAGATCAACAGTATTCTAATTGTCTTTACTTAAGTAAGATAAGTAGGAACTATAAGTTAAATGATAATTATAGATCCTTTACTTTACCAGGACAAATAGAATATACTTTCTCTGAAGATTTATATAAACAGTTTAAGAAAGAAATAAATACAGTTAAATGACAGAATTTACTGCACTATGTTTAGTAGGTATGTTAGGATGTCTAGCTTATATCATACTAAATAAATTAACAAAGTAATGTGCCCTAAGTACACGGGATCGTAGTACGTTCCACGCTTAAAGAAGTTACCATAAGGTAGAAGCGCACCAGGGAATCCTAATCGTAAGTAGGCTCAGTTTAGCTACCTTTCTGACGGTCTTTGAATAAAAAGGTAGCCCCCTAAAACGGTATTACTATGGAAAAGAACGAACAAAAAAAAGCAGATAGAATTGAGTATGTTTTCAGGAATAAAACTTATATAGCTACTCCTGAGCTTAGTAAAGGTTGTTGTGTAGGTTGTGCGTTTGTTAATAATATGAACTGCGCTAACTTTAAAGATAGAATAGACATCTGCCATAAAGGATATATTTTTAAGCGTAAATTTAATCACATAGATGAGTAACCTTACTTTACTTACTGCGTTAATAGATATTATAAAGTAAATATTATGGAAGATAAAGTACTAGAAACAGTGGTAAACGGATTGGAATATAGTTTTGAAAAAGATATATTGGTAAAACCTTTAGCTCCTATCATGGTTACTAAAGAATATACAGAGCAAATCCCTACTGGGGAAAAGGATGAAGAAGGTTTTAATAAGTATGAAGTAAAGACTCATACTAAAGAAGTTGAATCAGATTTTGCAAAAGGTATTGTTCTATCTATTCCAACCGGTGCCGATAGTACCATTAAGGTTGGTGATACTATAGTATACCCTAAGAAATTTGCTAAAGACTTTGATCTATTTAAAGACTCACAATTAGTTAAACCATACGACGTTGTAGCTAAAGTCGTTAAATAAGCTATCATTCATGAATTGAATGTTTTATTTTAGAGTATTAAGTCGCTGCCCTGCCATCAAAGCAGGGCATTCTTTTTGCTATTACTTTACTAAACATTAATAAATGTTAAATATTTTAAACACTTATTGTGTTAATACGTTTTAAGGGCATTATGGGAACAATAATAATAGTACTTGTAAGTGTTATTGGTTTTGGTACTCTTACTTATCGTCAAGGAAAGAAAGAAGGTTATGACCAAGGTAGAATTGATGGTTATGAAGAGTGTAAACAAAACTTTAATAAGATACAAGAATTTAAACAAAAGATATTAAATAAAAAGTTAGACATATGGAAGGATACAAAGTAATTAAGGATTTTAGCTTCGCTGAAAAAGGTGATGTGTTTACTAAAGTTGAAGATTTAAACTTGTGGGAACTTCAGAAATCTGAAGTAATATCAGATACAGAAACTTATACTTCAATGGCATTTGATTCTTCTACTATGGAAGAACTAGCTAACAAAGATTATGTAATCTGGTATAGTGAAGAAGTAGAAAAAGATAATAATGAGGATGAATGTGAATGCTGTTGTAATAAGTTAGAGAAAGTAAAAGAATACGTTAATACTTTGATTGATACATATACTAAAGATTATAATGAACTGATGAAGGATTATAATGAAGGTAACGTGCAGCAATGTGTTAAAGTAGAAGCAGAAACTGTATACCACAATTTAAATAAAGTTCTCAATAGTATTAAAGATTTGTTAGATGAATAAATTAGTAAAGACTGTTAATAAAGGCAATCTTTACTATGAATACCTTAACGCTTTAAATGGTATACTACAACTTACAAACAGGGAATTGGAGTTACTTACTAAGTTCGTTGAATTAGATGTGAACTTTACTCCAATACCTGGAGTAAGTAAAAATGTAGCCAATACTGACAATCGTAGAATGATTAAAAGTACTATGGGTATTACTCCTGATAACTTAAGTAGATATATAAGTAAGTTCAAGAAAGAGGGTCTTTTAGTACAGGGAAAAGCAGAAGATGAATTAGTAGTTAATAAGATACTAATTCCAGAGATAATAAAAGATAGGGTGCAAATAACATTAATACTAAGAGTAAATGAATAATAAAATAAATAATAAACATTTCTATATGATCTTTGACAATGGGCATATAGTACATGTAGAGAATAGAAGTAATAGGTTAGTACGATATTTTAGACATCTTTTTAACTTACGTTCTAATTTAAAATTAACTTCTTTCGTTCCGAAGAAACCTTACTCTAACAAAGAAATTAAAAAGTTATCTGATATATTATATAGAAATCGCGATTTAGATGAATCTGATATTGTAGTAATAATAAATTCTATTAGACCTAATACTATCAGAGAATCTTTAACAGAGTTAGAAACTAGTGAATATTATATAAATGCAACAGCAAAAAAAGATATCAATTTACTCAAGTCTGGCAAACAAATATAATTTACCTTATCCTGTTATAGAAGTAATATGCAATAGTCCATTTAAGTTTGCTAAAGAAGTAATGTCAAATGATGAAGATACTAAAGATATTATGTTTGCTTACTTATTTAAACTTAAATTAAAAAAGAGATATAAAGAAACAAAATGAGACAGTTTATTGAAGAATGCTTAACACCCAATTATAAAATTCACTGGTTAGATTCTATTTACTTTGATCCTGTATTACTTAACAATATACAGATGTATGTAGCAATTAGTGACAGTAGACTATTAAGAATATGATACTAAGAAAGTTTAATAATATGTATCCTAGAACACTTTGGATAGCTATAGTAGAGAGTGAGGAAGATATACAGTTTCTATGCAAGAAGTTCTCTATATTAGAGATTACTCCAGAATTCAATAAGATACTAGAAAATGCTCAAGATGCAATGACCAATGCTTATCATGATGATGTAGTAGCTGAATGTAGACCTGTTATTCAAAACTTTAACTATTTTACTGGAATACTGTGTATAATATATAAGCCAGAGTTAGTAGATAGTGCTAACATAGCCCATGAATCTGTTCACATTTCTGACTATTACTTTGAAATTACAGGTATGAATAATGAAGATTTTTCAACTGGTGGCAATGAAGGATATGCTTACTTAGTTGGTTGGGTTGCTGGATGTTTTGTTAAAGTAATGAAAGAATATGGAAAGACAAAGTAAAGAAGATTCATTAGCTCTATGGGAGTTTGAGAAGAACAATACTAAACGATTAGGTTCTAATATCAGCGAAGAGTTAAGGGAATTAATGGAAGTTGCGGATAAGAAGATAAATGACTATTCGTTAACATATAATGAATTTCTAGATGACATTCTAGAAGGTTTAGCTAAACTAAAAGACACAGATAATATTGAAACTAGGCGGTTACAGATAAAAGGATTGTACAACTGTTTAACTAATAAGTATATTGAAGATGGAGAATGATGGTAAGAAATATGATTGTGGTAAAGTAAGAATGGATCTAGTTCCATTAGATGTAGTTGAGAATATTGGTAAGGTACTTACTTATGGAGCTCAGAAATACTCAGATAATAGTTGGCAAAATCTTCCAGATTTTTGGAAAAGATATAAAGCAGCATTACTAAGGCATCTTACTGCTATAGACAAAGGAGAATTAATAGATCCTGAAAGTGGACTACCTCATATAGATCATGTACTTTGTAATACAGTATTCTTAGATTGGGGATTTCATCATGGTAAAGCAATTAGTATTAATACAAAAGATATTGAACAAGATGAATAATTTAGAAGCTATTTGGTGGGAAACATAGGATATAGATGTAAATAAAAACCGTATTGGTAATCCTACTTTACACGTTCACTTCATACGTAAAAATGAAGAAGGTATTACTCATGGAATTGTACACTCTAAAGAAGTTACACAAGATCTTAGTGTTGATGCAGTTAAGAATGAAATAATTAAAGAGATAGTAGAAGTTTTAGAAGAAGGTTATAGAAAAGTAGAAAAAGAATTATGGAACAGTTGAAATTTAAAAAGTTAGATTACTCAGTAAAGAAAGAAGACGGTACAGAAGAGATTAAGAAGTCTGAAGGTAAGTTGCCTACTAGAGCTACAGCAGGAGATGCTGGATTGGATCTGTATGCTACTCGTATTACTCAAGAAGTAGATAATAGCGGAAAGTTAGTACTTGTATATCATACTGATTTAGCGGTAGAGATTCCTGAAGGATATTGTGGCTTACTTATGATGAAGTCTTCAATTAGTAAACGTTCTATAGCTTTAACAAATGGAGTAGGTTTAATAGATACTGGATATCGTGGAGAGTTGATGGCTAAATTTAAAGTAACTACAGATGCTATTCCTACAGTATATACTATAGATGAACCATTTGCTCAATTAGTTATTGTACCTTGTTCTATATTAGAACCCACTTTAGTAGAAGAGCTAAGTGAAACTGAAAGAGGAGAAAAAGGATTTGGAGAAGTTACAGCAGAACAAAATAATGAAAATAAATAATAAGAATATGAAAGAACTTAATATTACAATTACTCCAGTGAGTGCATCAGGTGTTGGAAATTTTATTGATGTTAACATTAACGGATTGCCTTACAGAACAGAAACTGTACAAGGTGAATTTACCGAAGAAGTAATGAAGCAGTCTATTGAAAAGTTGATGCCTACTATTCCTGCTGAACAACGAGAAGAAGTAGAATTGAAATTCTATCAACTGTTAGATGCTATTGCTAATACTAAAGCTGAAGAAGAGTATAGAGCTCAGCACCCTGAAGAGTTTATGCCAGAGAATTTTGAACCTAGTGTTGAAGAAGTAACTGATGAAATTATTTGATATAAATGGTGGTAAAGTAGTAATACACCCTGATGCTTTAGGTCTCCCATTCTTTAAAAAGTTATGGGAGGCTGATAAGCCAGATAAAACACAAGCTACAAATGTAATAAGTTATATAGTACTTATGTGGTATTTTAAATCTCCATATGTACTTCAGTTAGAACCAGATATCAGAGAAAAGAAGCTTAAGTAGTTATACTTTGGTGATGAGAATTATAATCTTACAGTAGAAGAGAAGTCCTGTGAAGATGATTATAAGAAGCTAATATACACTAGGAATCTGAGGATGCTGGATAGTATGAGAAACAAAGTAGATACTATTAGTAAGTATTACGAAGATTCTCTAGAAGAGCAATTGGATGAAAAGAAGATTAAAGATCTATTAGCTGGTATGGAAAAAGTAAAAGCTACTTTTCAAACGTTAGATTTCCTCGAAAAGGCAGTTAAAGCTGAAGAAGTTAGTACTACTAAAGTACGTGGAGATACTCAGATTAATCCTTATGAATTAGCTTAATTTGTGCAAATTATACACAAATTTATAACAATAAATTAATGAGTACGTTATATGAATATAAATAAAGAAACTATGAAGAAAGTACTTGATTTAACAAAATGCAATAGCACTGAAGAAATTTGTGATGTGCTTGAAAAAGAAATTGATAACAAACAAAAAGCCGATAAAGCAGTTAAAGAAACTAGTGAATCTTTGATTGAAGAATATAATAAAGAAGCAGTAGCTGAACCTAAGAAGAAAGGTATTATCAAGCGTACTATTCATTGGCTAAAGAGTTTGTTTAAGAAATAATCTCGTTGAACTGATAGAGAGGTCTGACAGGGACAGACATTAAATATTCCCTGGCATATTGCCCTATGGTGTAGTGGTAGCACGAGAGGCTCTAACCCTCTAGGTCCGGGTTCGATTCGGTGGTAGGGCGACTAATTAAAATATAAATGTTATGGATAATAAACCAAAAGAAGATAAACTAATGGTTATTACACTTGATAACTCAAATCCAAAATCTAAGATATATTGGAAAGAAGAAGATTATAATATCTTTAAAAAGATGTGCGATGATTTAATAACTAAATATTTTGGTGATACTATAAATTATCCTTTAGATATGCTTACTTTAGAAACAGAAGAAAAAGTTGAACCTAATCAAAAAACTTTGGAAATATCATAACTATGATTGACTTCTAGAAGAAAATAATAAATAGTGATAAGTTTAGAACTCCGGCTTTAACATTCTTAAAGACCGGAGCTTATTGTTAGTATCCAATTGGTACTACTGAATATTATACATACTGGGACGAATAGAAAGATCGTTGCATTAATGGTTATACCGCAGAGGATGGAGATTACATCACTGGGTATAACTATTTTTATATTAACTTTTGTCCAATGCAACGTATAGTTAACACTATTACTAAACTACCTAATGGAGAAACTAAAGTAAAAAGAGATAGTGTAGTGACATTTCCAGATTTCTATGATTATGACTATTTCTACTTCTAGGCAGTACAAGAAGCAGAAGATAAAGGAAAACATATATGTCTACTTAAATCACGTCGTAAAGGATATAGTTACAAAGGTGGAGCTATGGCATGTCGTAATTATTATCTAATACCTAATAGTAAAACATACATATATGCTTCTAATAAGCAGTATCTTACTGAAGATGGTATTCTTACTAAAGCTTGGGACTATATGGACTTTATAGATAAGAATACAGCTTGGGGTAAAAAACGATCTGTCAACAGTACTATGCGTAAACGAGCTGGATTCTGGACTAAAGATGAATTTGGCAATGAAGTAGAAATGGGTTATAAGTCAGAGATTATTGGCGTTACTTTGAAAGATAATCCTGATGTAGTACGTGGTAAACGTGCCAAATTAATTCTATTTGAAGAAGGAGGTTCATTCTCAGAATTAGGTGCTGCGTGGCAAATTGCTAGACCATCTGTAGAACAAGATGGTGTAGCGTTTGGTACTATGATTGTATGGGGAACTGGTGGTGACGAAGGCTCTGCATTTGAAACTATGAAAGATATGTTCTATAATCCAGATGGATACAATTGTTTAGGATTTGAGAACATATGGGATAGTACACCTACAGATAAATTGTGTGGATTCTTTGTTCCATAGTATACTAATCTAGATACTAGAGATGATGATGGTAATAGAATATACATGGATGATGATGGTAACACTATTACTAAACCTTCTCTTGAATTTATACTAGATGAGCGTAGAAAAGTAATAAGTACGGCTACCAATACTACTGCTATAGACCGTTATGTTGCAGAGCGTCCTATTACTCCACAAGAGGCAATGTTGGAATTTAACGGTAATATATTTCCTAAGAAGGAACTGTAGGAGCAATTAGGACTTATTCGTACTAACACTTAGTTATAGAATCATAAGCAGGTGGGTGATTTAATATTCGATGAGTCTGGTAGTATCAAATGGATACCTAAGAAACATGGCGATGTTACTAAGTATCCACTTGGTAAAGATGATGATCCTACTGGTTCAATAGTTATATGGGAACATCCAGCTAAAGATGCAACAGCTGGATTATATATAATAGGTGTAGACCCTTATGATCATGACTAGTCTGGTACTAATTCATTAGGATCATCTATAGTATATAAGAGGTTTTAGAACTTTGAAGAGTATTATGATATTATAGTAGCTGAATATACTGGTAGACCTGCAACAGCTGAAGAGTATTATGAGAATTTACGTAAGTTAGCATTATACTACAATGCACGTATAATGTATGAAAATGAACGCAAAGGTCTATTCCCTTACTTTACTGCTAAGCATTGTGATTACTTATTAGCTGATCAACCTGATATTATTAATGATATAGTTAGTAATTCTAAAGTACAAAGAAGAAAAGGTTGTCACATGAATAAGTAGATAAAGCAATGGGGGGAAGGTATGATAAAAGAATGGTTGAATGAAGAGTATGCACCAGGTAAGAAAAACCTAACTAGGATACTATCAGAGCCGCTATTAGAAGAGCTAATAAGCTATAACGATACAGGTAACTTTGACCGAGTGATGGCGTTGATGTAGGTTATGATATATAGAGAACAACTATATAATGTAGTTGTTAAAAAGAAAGAAAAAGAAAACAAATAGAAGATGCTCTTCGATGGACCAATTTTTGCGCAGAGTTGGTTCAATGATGATACTCCTAGAGTATTTTCTAATGATGATAATGTATATACATTTTAACTATGAAGAATACTAAAAGTTTCCCTGCACAGAAACTACCAATGTCAAAGAAGACACAAGCCTGGAAAGAAGCCTGCGTAGACTATGTAGTAGGCGCTGGAGATTCAGGATTTGGTGGTAATGGTAGATCTAGATCTGACGAGATGTAGACTTACTATGATTTATATAATAGCATATATAATGAAAAGGATCTTAAATATGTAACTAATCCATTTAAACAAGATGATGGATTTCCCGCTATGGCATAGGATTATAATATTATTAAACCGTATGTAGATTAGTTACTTGGTGAAGAAACTAAAAGACCTTTTAATTTTCATCCACAACGCACAAGTGATATAGCTGCTAGTGAACTATAGGAAAAAGCCAAAGAAATGCTAATGGATTATATTCAGGCTACTATAGCTAGTAAGTTAAGTCCAGAACAAGCAGCTAGATATGAACAAGCATTAGCTACAGGAGAAATCTAGACTCCAGAAGCTATAGCTAAGTATCTATAGAAAGATTATAAGGATATAGCAGAAACTGAAGCTTATCATGCATTGCAATTCCTCAAGAGAAAATTGAATCTTACTCATGAATTCTATAAAGGCTGGAAAGATGCCTTAATAGGCGGAGAAGAAATATACTACATAGGTGTAATCAATGGAGATCCTTATGTAGAAAGAGTAAATCCTATGTACTTTGATTATGAGCATTCTTTAGACTTAGAATTTATAGATGATGCAGCATGGTGCCGCAGAAAGATGATCATGTCTGCTACTGAAATATACGATAGATTCTATGATAAAATGTCTGAAAGACAACTAAATGAATTATTAGAACTTATTGATCAAAGACCTGGAGCAGGTAATAATCCAGAGATAAGAAAGACTAGTATAGATTATGAATCTATTAAACTACACAAGATTAATAGTTTTACAGATAATCCATTTGATATAGATCATATAGTAGTATATCATTGCTGTTGGAAGTCTTTCAAAAAGATAGGATTTGTTACTTTACTAAACCCAGAAACTGGAGAAGTTGAAGAATTTCAAGTAGATGAAGATTATAAAGTAACAGGTACTGAACAATCTGTAGAATGGGATTGGATTATTGAAGTATGGGAAGGATATAGAATTGGTGATGATATGTACATAGGAATTCAACCTATTGAATATCAACATATATCTGCCGATAATCCTAATTCACAGAAATTACCTTATACTGGTGTAGTATATAATAATACTAATAGTAAACCTAGATCATTAGTAAGTATGATGAAACCATTACAGTATATGTATATTGTAGTGTGGTATAGACTTGAGTTAGCATTATCTAGAGATAAAGGTAAAGTAGCAGTAATGGATATTACTTAGATACCTAAATCTATGAATATTGATGTTAACAAGTGGATGCATTACTTAAGTGCACTAGGTGTAGCTTTTATTAATCCATATGATGAAGGGTGGGATATACCAGGACGTGAAGGAGGTAAACCATCTCAATTCAACTAGTTATCTTCTTGGGACTTAACTATGAGTAATGTAATAGCTGAGTATATTCAATTGATGCAAAAGATTGAAGACATGGTAGCTAAGCTTACTGGTATTACTCCACAAAGACAAGGGTAGATTGCTGCTAGTGAATTAGTGGGTAATACTAATACTGCTGTTAGTATGTCTTATCATATTACTGAACCTTGGTTCTGGAATCACAATTAGGTAAAAAGAAGAGTATTAACTATGCTGTTGAACACTTCTAAAGCTGCTTGGAAAGATAGTAAGAAATACTTGAATTATATATTAGATGATGCTACTAGAGCATTTGTACAATTATCTGATAATTTCTTCTACGAAGATATGGATATATTTGTAGATGATAGTACTAAGAATCAACAGTATATAGATCAATTAAAGCAATTGCTACAACCTGCTATGCAGAACGGTGCCAGTCTGTTAGATATTGCTGAAATCATTACTTTAGATAACATGAGTATGATTAAGAATAGGCTTGAGGAAATTGAACAGAAAAGAATGGAACAGATGCAGCAACAGCAGCAAGCTGAACAACAAGCACAACAACAAATGGCAGAACAACAGAATCAGCTTAAAGAAGAAGAGCTTATGCTTAAGGAAGCAGAAATGGATCTTGAAAAATATAAAGTAGATCAAGACAATGCTACTAAAATTACTGTAGCACAAATTAATTCTTATCGTGGTGCTGAGAATATGGATCAAGATATGAATGGAATTCCTGATCCAATTGAAATAGGAAAGCAAGCTCTAGAATAGCAGAAGATAAATTCTGATATTGCTACTAAACAATTAGAACTTAACAATAAGCGTAGAGAAATAGAACAGAAGAGAGAAGCTGAAAATAAGAAGATACAGCTTGAAAAAGATAGAATGAAGCATGAAACTGAGTTGCAACGTATGTCTGATAAAGCTGCTATGGATAGAGAGAAGCTAAAGGCAAAGACAGCTTTGAGAAATAAAGTAGTAGGAGAATCCAAATCTAAATAAGTATGAACTGGTTTAAAGAAACATGGTGGTTAGTAAAGCAGCTATTTACTACTACTAAAAATAAAGACAAAGTATAGTATAAGCATATGGATCATTATCCATTTAGTGGTTACTCTGCAATGAGTTGGTGTGGGTATATTTTAACCAAAAAGAAAGAATCTGATATTAAAACTACTACTTGGAATCACGAAAATATACATTTATAGTAGGCTAAAGATAAAGGTAGTTGGTTAAAGTATTATGCTGATTATGTATGGGAGTGGATTAAAGGTAATCCTATTACTTACCCGGCATCTTCTGCATACTATACGATCCCTTATGAAATGGAAGCATATGCAAACGAAGATAAATCTGATTACGAAATTAATACAAATAAGTATAAAATAAAAAATCGTAAAAAGACCTATAGAGAGAATAAGAAAAATTGGTTTAACTATATTAAAAATTTATAATTATGGAACGTGAAGCATTTAGATAGAGAATGCAACAGTATAAGTAGGCTAGGGAGAATAATCCCTAGCTGAAGTACTGGGATTGGAAGAAGTATGCAGATGGTGGTACTATAGATGAAATCCCACCACAGACTACTAGTGAAAGACCTATTACTAACTTTGACCCTAAAGGAGATCCATATAATCCTACATATGGATATAACCCAGGTGCAGGCTATGTAAGAAGTGTATTTGATTTATACGATGCTCCAGTTATTGGTGACGCTTTAAGTATATACGATGCAATACAGGCTTTAAAGAATAAAGATTGGTTAGGGGCTGGATTAGCAGCATTGACAGTTGCACCATTCATTCCAGCGGTTAGTAATTATAAGAAATCATTAAATCAGCAACTAAACAGAATAATAAGTAAGTTATAGAAACAATCTGACTGGAATGATTTACGCAATAGAAGTATTGAAAGATTGTATGATCCAGAGGTTAGAGCTAGAGCTGCTAAAATTAAATCTGATTATAATGTAGATTTACAAAGTACATATGATAAAATCATAAACTAGTACGAAAATGATTATTTTAGTTTACCAGAAGCTGAAATAATGTAGTTATAGGATGCTAAAGCTATGATAGATCTGTAGGAAGAAGCTGCAAGAAGATACAAACAATATGGTATAAAACCAACATAGAAAGATTTTAGAATAAAAATAGATAATGCGGTTACTCCTAGTTAGGAAATAACTAATCACGAAATTAATCATTTTAATCAGTATATACATCAAGATAATCCTTCTTGGAACAAATCGGAATTAGATAAAATAACAAAGCAATTTAAGGGGAAACTTAGAGATAAAAAATCCGATAGACCCTGAGAATACTAGCTATTTTATGAATTGGATGGAATAGAATGCTTATGGTATAAATATGTTAGATAGATTGAAAGAATTAAACATAAAACCTACTAAACAAAATATACTTAAATATTTAAAAAGTTTACCAGATACGGATTCTATTAAGAAAGCAGCTTTGTAGTTTAAAAATCTAGACGATTACATAAAATGGTTAAACACTATACCATTAGCAGATAATGGTAATATTAATGAAATTGAAAATTATAATTTTGCATAAATCTAATTAAATATTTTAATTATGGATAAAAAAATGACATTAGGTGGATTTGAAGCTGTACTAGATAGCTTTATCCCTAATCCAGACGGTGGTTTTAGAAATTCAAATGTTGATGAAAACGTTAATGTTAACGCTGATGAATTTGAATCACTAGACGATGAAGAATTGGAAGATATTAAAAATAACAATATCGAAGTAAAGAATAAGAAAGAAAAACCAGTAGAAGAACAAGATACTGAGGAAGAAGAAATCGAAGAAGAAGATATTGAAGATAAATCAAAACGTAAGCCTGGTAGACCTCGTAAAGAAGAAACTATTGAGGAAGAAACAGAAGAGGAAGAAGAGGTTGAAGATAACAATGAGGAAAATGTTGTTACTAACTTCTTTGATGCTGTGGCTGAAAAACTCAATTGGGAATTTGAAGAAGGTGAAGACAAACCAAAGAATGTAGATGAGTTAATTAATTACTTCCAAAATGTCATTGAAGAAAATAGCAAGCCTGAATACTCTAGTGAAGAAGTTGAAGCACTAGATAATTTCGTAAAACAAGGTGGAGATTTAAAGAAGTATTTAACTATTGATGCTGAATTAGATTTAGATGATATTGACATTGAAGATGAAACTAATCAGAAGTTAGTAGTAAAACAATTACTTAAAGAAAAAGGGTTCTCTACTAAGAAGATTGATAAGTTGGTAAGTAGATATGAAGAAGCTGGATTACTTGAAGATGAAGCGCAAGACGCTTTAGAAGATCTGAAAGAGATTAAAGAGGAAAGGAAGAAACAGCTATTAGAGGATCAGAAAAAGGCTTATCGTGAATAGTTACAGAGACAACAGCAATTCTACGATAACGTTGTTATCGAAATAAAAGGCTTAAAGAATATACGTGGTATTACAGTCCCTGAAAAAGATAAAAAGGTTTTAATGGATTATATACTTAAGCCAGACACAGACGGTAAAACAAAGTACCAAAAGGACTATGCTAAGGGTGGTGTTAAGAATCTCATAGAATCAGCATACTTTACAATGAATGCTGACAAACTTATTGAGGCTGCTAAACGTGAAGGAAATAATTCAGCTATTGATAAGTTTAGACGAAGTTTAAAATCTAGTAGTATTACTACTAAATCTAGAAAACAAGCTACGGGTTCTGATGATGATCCAATTTGGTTCTCAGCTGCACGACAACTGCGTATATCATAATAATTAATTATATAAATAAAAAAATTAAATTACTAGTATTTTATGGATAATAATATTCTTAATAACCTCCAATTATACAAAGGTAAATGGTTTTCTGATTTGATCGACACTAATAAGATTAGTCTCGCTTCTCAGCAAAGACCTTATGAGGTATCTACTATCCTGTCATACGTATTTGGTACTAAAGATAATGGTTACAGTACTTCTCTTGATATGTTGACAGGTGGTCTTGGAAATGTAATGACTATTGATCAGCCTTCATTTGAATGGGGTGTTATGATCGACCAAGATAGAGCTGTTACAATTCGTGACGCTAAATGGAATGGTGCTGCAATTGGTGAAAATTCTACTCCAGGTTTGGGTAATACTCCTATTACTTTGTGGTTGGAAGATGCATGGTTTGGTCCTGGTGCTACTATCGAATTTGATGATAAGAGTCAAGCACGTATTCAGGACGCTCCGTATCAAGATGGCAACCTGTATGTTTATACAGTATTTGTATCTAATGGTAGTCCCGCTTCTTATATTGACCCGGCTGTTTTAGCTTCTGGTTGCCAAGTAAACCGTTTGGCTTCTGCTTATGAAGAATACAGTGAAGAGGCTGATATCCTGAATTACAATACTCACTTCAAGATGCGTAACTATTTGACTACAGTACGTCTGTCTTATGATATCACAGGTTCTGCTTACTCTACAGTTATGGCAGTAGCTTTGAAAGATCCTAAGACTGGTAAAACTTCTTACTTGTGGTCTACATTCCAGGAATGGGTTGCAATGCGTGAGTGGTACAAACGTCTTGAAAGAGCTTTGGTATACAATCAGAATAACGTAAACAAAGATGGTTCTTGTAACCTGAAAGGTAAGAATGGTCGTCCTGCATTTATTGGTGCTGGTTTGTTGGAACAGATTGCTCCGTCTAACAGACGTTATTATACTCGTTTGACAGCTGAATTGTTGGAAGACTTCTTGTTTGATCTGTCTTATAATGTATTAGGTACTAATGAACGTAAGTTTGTTGCCTTGACTGGTGAAATGGGTATGCGTGAATTTGACCGTGTACTTAAAGAAAAGATGGCTAACATGAACTTGATTGACACAGTATTCGTAACTGGTTCTGGCGATAATCTGAAGTTCGGTGGTCAGTTTAAAACTTATGCAATGTCTAACGGTATTGAATTGACTTTGAAGTATTTCCCGTTGTATGACAATACTACTTACAATCGTCAGTTGCATCCTGTTACTTTGAAACCGTTGGAATCTTACCGTATGACATTCTTGGATTTGGGTCGTCGTGATGGTGAAGCTAACATTGTTAAAGTAGTTCGTAAAGATCGTGAATTCGTTAACTGGTGTACAGCTGGTTCTGTAACTCCTGCTGGTTACGCTCACTCTAATACAGAAGTTCGTTCTAATGCTAAGGATGGTTACTCAGTACACTTCTTGGGTGAAGTAGGTATTATGTTGAAAGACCCCCGCGCATGTGGAGAACTGATCATGATGGCTGAGTAATTCAGTTAAAAAATATTAGGGGCTTGAATGCTAGCAAGCCCCTATAATACTAACTTGATAATCTAATTTTATAATTATGGAAGTAATCGTTAGAATGACAAAAGTAAATCCTTGGACAGGATTGATTAAATGGTCTAACTGCTTTGATTTTATTAGTTCTTACTGGACTAGATCTGGTAGTAGATACACTGGTTTAAAAGCAGATAAAGCTAGAGAACTAGAACAGAAAATGGGTAAAGCTGAAGGAGAATTAGATCCTGATAGTACATTTTGGGATACATTTGCAATTAAGATTGGTAAGAAAGAATTAGTGATTAATACTGATAGACCTGAAGGTGAATTGCAATATTTATTCCTATTGGGACATAAGAGAGTAGCAAATGGCATTGATAAAATAACTCCATCTACTGATTATGTACTTATAAATAAAGAAGCTGAAGCAGAACAAATTAATAAAGCTAACAAAGTTAAACGTGATGCTTATAGAGCACTGGATAAGATGAGTCTTGAAGATATGCGCAAATGTCTTAGACTTCTTGGAATTAAAGCTGACACTATGTCTAATGAATTAGTTGAAGCTAGACTTGGTGAAAACGTAGAAGCTGATCCAGCAAGATTTATTAGAATTTGGGTAGATAATCCTAATAAAGAAATTAACTTTGTAATTGAAGAAGCTTTAAGTAAAAATATTATTCGTAAGAACAGAGCATCATATTACTTTGGTACTGATCTTATTGGTAACGGTCTTGAAGATGTAATTGCATATTTGAAAGACAAAAAGAATCAAGATATTTACTTAAGTATTATGTCTGAAATAAAATCTAAATAATGACTAGAGAACAATTTCACTCATATTTTAAAGTAGCAATGGACAAGAACTCTCAAAGCGTAGCCTTTGGGGGTTGTCCTGCTTTCTTACCAGAAGAAATAGATTACTGGTTAGATCAAGGTTTATACCAAGAAATCAGTAATAAGTTTACTGGTAATAACTACTTAAAGACTAGCTTTGAAGGATCTGTAAAACGTATTCACGACTTAGAAAAGTTAGTACATACAGATACAAATGTTATTGCTAATACTGAAACAGACTCAAATAGATGTTATGTTACCAATCTATTTAATGGTGACAGAATGTTCTTTGTAGATGCTGTATTAAACTTCAATAACAAAAAAGCTACCATAAAGCTAATAGATCATGCAGACGCTACTAAATTCAAGAAGACTTACAATAACAATCCTTGGATAGAAGATCCAGTAGCTGTAATAGAAGATAATACTCTATATATCTATTATGATTACTTAGCTATGAGTAGTAATAGTTATTCTGTAGATATTACTTATGTTAAGTTCCCTACTAAGATAGAGAACTTACCAGCAGATGGTATGAGTGAAATACCAGAGTATATGTAGTTTGAAGTAATTAACAGAGCTGTAGAACTAGCATTAGAAGACATTGAGTCTAAGAGAATATAGACTAAATCACAGTTGAACCAAATAGATGAATGATTATGACAGACCGTGGATTTCAAATCGAGTTTGAACGTAGGCTATAGTTAATGGATCCTAATTTAGTTATTAAGGATAAGCTATCCTCAGACACTATTATATCATTCATTAATGAGGCGATTGATAAATTTTATAAAACAAGATACTCAGGTATTAACTTTAAAGCTCAAGGATTTGAGTAGACAGAAAAACGTATAGATGATTTGCGTACTTTAATTCGTAAAAGAAACTATTCAAATACTTAGATATCCAAAGGAACTAAAAATTCATATTCTGTTGAATTACCAGATGATTATGTATTATTACTTGGAGATACTGCTGGTATACAGCCGAGTGATGAATATCCTAACGAATGCTGGGAAAAAGACGATTTAGGTGCATATATAGTTAAGTATACAGATACATTAGAATCTACAATTGAAACATTAGATAGACAATTAAGTAATTCACTATCTGAACACAAATTAAAATATTGTCAAGCTAGACCTTTAAAGTTAATTCAAGATAATAATGTAATATTATATACAGATGGTAAATATAAAGTAAGCGAATATGAGATCACATACTTAGCTAAACCATCATAGATTAATTCAAATAATATTACTAATACAGAATATACAGATTTGCCAGAGCATACTCATATGGAAATTGTGAAAATGGCAATCTAGATTTATCTTGCTACTAAACCAATGTAGCATTATAATGCTTATTCCAACGAAATTGCTTCAATGGAATAATAAAAAATTAATGCGCTTGTCAACGTGGAAATCTGCAATAAGGAAAGTAGAAGACAAGCAGACTAGCGCTAAGTCTAACAATTAATTATTTTTATATATGATTACAAGAGTTGATACCGTACTTATCGGTAAAACATGTCCAGCATCTTATACTACAGTAGATAGTCTTACTCGGGGTGCTGTAGCTCTGTTCGATGAGAATAAGAGCTTGATTAAAAATGAAGCTGGTGCAGTAAAAGCATCTACAGTATATATTGGTGTAGTTGGCGATAATATGACTATCGCTTTACCTAATGGTACTAGTGCTACTAAACGTTCTGTAGAGTATTCTAACGCAATTCAGAAAGCTTCTAAACCTTCTTATGTAATTGGTGATTATGTTGCACCAGTTCAAGAGAAAATCGAAATTGATTTAACTAGTGCTACTGTTGTTATCGGTCACAGATATGTTTTGCGTATTGTTTACAAAGACATGTATGAAGCTCCGGGACAATTCACTCATACCTATGCAGCAATTGCTACAACTGAAACTGCTGATGATTTGGGTAACGCATTGTTGAAGAAGATTAACAAACATGCAAATCGTAGAGTAAATGCTACATTTGCAAGTCATAAATTGACACTTACAGCTCTTCCTAAAGATGATAATGAAGGAGTTTACTCTTTGAATGAGTATTCTGTAGTTTCTATGGAAGCTTCTCTGTATGTTACTATTCCTGGTGCATTGTTGTCTAATGTTCCTGAAGCAGTCCCTGGTGCAACTATTACTAAGACTGCTGGTAAACCTGGTAAAGGTTACTGGAAACAAGTACGTGATATGGAAGTACGTATGTTGGGTTATAAGGGTCATGTATTCACAGATGCATATCCTATCATTGAACCTAAACGTAATGTTACTGAAGGTGCATCCTACGATTACATTACTATTGAGAATGACAACTTGTACTTGTCACCTGACAATCAATACATTAAAACTACGCCGTTAACTACTGAATTGTATGTTGAAGAATCTGCTAACTTGAGTGCTTCTCAGTTTGTTAAGAATCTTAAAGCATTTATTACAGGTGTTAATAGTGCAGCATAATACGGTTTCTTTATTTAAAAAACCAGGCGAGGTTGAGGTTTATCCTCGGCTTCGCCTTTTTAATTTTTTGTAGATATGAAAATAATTAATGCAACATTAAATAACGATACTATAACTATAACTTTAGATGCTAAGGCTAATGTACATAAGATTTATCTAGATTCAATAATAAATCAAAAGAATATGTATTCTGATGAAGATGATAAACACACTCATGTAATATCTAACTTTGTTACTTAGGATAATACTGTTATTGTTGATATTACTGAGTATAATGAAACTTCTTTTATAGTAAGCGTTCTTACATCAGATGGTAATAGAGATGAAGCTATAGCAATAGATCAGAATGAATTATATTTAGCTAAAGTAAATCTACTTACTACATATTGTAATACATGTTTAGATAAACATTAGAAGCATATAATAATGATGTGTGATTTTAGATCATAGTTATTGTAGTATGCTTTAGAGCACAATCTTACTAAAGATGCTATCGAACATTACATAGATCTTAGTAGAATGTTAGGTATGATAGATTATCATAATTGTAGTAAGTGCCTATCTCCTAATAAAGTGTGTAAATGTTGTAATGGTATGTGTGCGCTATGATAAAAGAAGAATATAAAAATGGATGCAGATTGAAAGAATAGGTAAAGTATAATATTGATTATGATGATTGCCAAATTCTTAATCTAACCTGTGCTAACTATATATATGATTTAGTATAGGAATCTTCTAAATATGAAACTAAATTAGAAGACGTTAAAAAGATGTTATACATGATAGAAAAGTTATTAGGACACGAAGTACAATATGATATTCCAGAATATCATGGAGATAATAAAAAATGTTATTTTGGTTCAGTATCAGATAATTTTGTTATTGATGAGAACAATATAAAACAGTTAGATTATGTACTACAAGACTCAAAAGAATTTGTTGAAAGCTTTAGTACTGATTATCAAAAGATATTATATTGTTATCCTAATGAATTTGGAGATATAAATAGTATAAAGGATCAAAATCAATTTGAAATAAAAGAGTCATTTTAGAGGAATGCTGTAACTATAGATGGTATATTATATAATGTATATATACTGAAAGACGCATCCACAGTAGATAATTATAAAATATATTTTATATGATACAGGTAGCTGATAATTTTAACTATAGAGGAAAAAAGCCTAACTTCGATAGAGATAGTTTTGATACATTGTAGGATATGAAGAACTATTCTGAAAATAGTTTAGATGATGGTCATATATCTTATTGTAAAGAAACTGATAAACGTTATAAGTTTAATTCTAATAATCAGTCAGATCCTACTACTGGTAAATGGATAGAATAGCATGAAGCTGTTCCAGCTGATGAAGAAGATATAACTGAACAAAATGGCACTCTATAGTTAGCAAATAAAACTTATGATAAATAGTCTTTCAGTGGTTTAGGTAGAGTGTATCTAAGAAAGAATATAGTAGGTGATAAGAACGTTCTTACTTAGGCTATGATCAATAAAGCTAATACTATATATGTTATTCAGTATGACTATGATTTAAACGGTTAGACAATCGTTACTCCTTCTAATTCTATACTAAAATTTGATGGTGGCAGTTTTGATAATGGGATAGTAGATATATCTAATACAACAGATTTAATCAATCCAAAATTCAACAAGAATTGCAAAATAGCTAAGAATAGCATTTTAAAAGATTTTGTAGATGTTAGAACTTTAGGAATATATCCAGATAATACAGATTATGGTTGGAGTAAGTTAGATAATTTGTGTAATAAATCAAATACTGTATATTTTTTTCCTAGAGGGATATATAAATTTACTAGCGGTATTAAATTGTATCAGAGCGGAACAACTTTGATAGGAGAATGTACTTATGCTGATATTATGACAGTCAATGATGAATCATTAAGAGGAACGGTATTTGATTTTTCTATCTCTTCTGGAACTTCTGAGGAACCTAAGTATTGTATCAACTTTGCTGATTCTTATTCTTCTGGTATAGAAAGAATAACTATACACTCTAATTCTGTTTAGGAGTTAAAAGATAATAGAGAGCTAATAGATGGAGAACGTACAGTAGAAGAAATTTGGACAGTGCGTTACAATAACACATATATAAGAGGTGTTAGAGGAGGTAACATAAATTTAGTTAAGTTTATGAAAATAAGTGATTACGCTTATTATTTAGAAGGAGCTTACGCCAATATAACAAACTGTTCTTTTTACAAATGTAATAAATGTATGAGATTGACTCAAGACAATGTAGTAAATAACATCAAAGTATTTTATTGTAATTACTTTGCTTCTCTAAATGCTTTAAATATATTGACTAATTGTAGAATTGATTCATGTAAGTACTATGGTATATTAATATACTACAGAGGTAATATTATAAACAATATAGTATTCGATTTTATATATTAGAGATCTTTTGTACTAAACTCAGGAGCAAATCATAATAATATTAACTTTACCACGTTAAGATCTGGAATTGGTTCTTATAAAAAAGATTATAGTGATAAAAATTCAAAGTACTATACAATATATATGTAGGGTGAGTGTAATGCATGCGATATAAATCTTAATATAACTTCTAATAATATTTTAGATTCTACAACAGAAAATATAAGTTTTATAGCTAGAGGGATTCTGTTAGACCAAAATTTCTCAGGAGTAAACAATAAGTTTAATATTAATAGAGAAGATATAAATCTAGTTTCATCTATCAGAAACAACACACTAGTAAAAGATATAGTAAAATATATTGACTATAAGGACATTCCAACACTAAACATGGTAGCTAATTTAGGAGGTGTATCTATAGAATATATAAAAGGTAAACCTGTAATTTCTGGAGATATGTATGTATCTAAAATGGGCACTACTTAGGAAAGACCTGCTAATATTATAAATAAAGGATTTCAATATTTTGATACTACTATAAATAAACCAATCTTTTGGGATGGTGCTAAGTGGATAGATGCTACAGGAGCTACTGTATAACAATAAAATAATTAAGATATGGCATAGTATGCAACTAAAGATGAATTAAACGAACTCACTGGACTAGTAAGAACATTATAGGGCAATATAAAAACTCTAGATACTAGTGTTGGTGAGCTTGATACATTAGTTGAAAGAATTAATCATTTAGCTACTCTTAAGGACGTTACTATTACTTATATTACAGAAGGAGATTTACTGTAGTATGCTAGTGATGGTACATGGCACAATATCCAACCATCAGCATTAGGTATTGGTGGTGGTGAAGGTGGAGGTGTGGTAGATACTTCTGTAGTAAAAGCTTTGATTAAATCTGAAGGTAGTAAGCTATTTATAAGTAAACTATATGATGATGTATCTTCAGGTATAATTACTTTCAACGGTGGTTTAAGAAGTAATAAAATGACTTATCTAAATCAAGGGGTTTAGATGGGTACTTTTATTACTGGTATGATTGGTGGTACTGGTGCTCAAATAGATAAAGACGGTAGAGGAGAAATGACTAGTCTTATCCTTAGAGAGTTCTTAGAAGTACCGGAATTGAGATTTAATAAAATAGATGTAGTAAGTGGTGAACTATGGAATTCAATAGCATTTGGTACTATTGAAGATGTAGACTTAGTTAATCAAATAGTTACATTGAAATTAGAAGAAGGTGAATATAGTGGTATACATGTAAATGATATATGTAGAGGTATATTCCATAATTTTGATGGAGTTAATAATACTGAAACTGGTACTGACGATTGTGGGTTTGATAAAGTACAAGGATTCTCTACAGCTTATTTTACACCTATAGAAGTACTAGATGCTAGAGGTAAACAGTTTAGGTATTCATTAAAACAAGGTACTACACAGCATCCTTGTAAGGCAATGAAGTTTGCCGTTTATGGTAACTTTACTGATGAAACTAGAAGATCTAGTGCTTATGCTACTCGTACATATAAACGATATTTAAAAGGTGTAAATACTTGGGCTCTTAACTATACTAACATAGCTTCACAGTTTGGTAACTTAAACGGTCTTACTATACCAGGAGCTCCTAATAATGGTCAATTACAAGGTGATGGTGCATACTTGACTAATGTATATATGACTGGTTCTATTATTGAATTTACACCAGAATAGTTAGATCAATTACATGGACAAGATGCTTATGCTGTTTCACTTAGTAGTGAGTTTGGTACAGTAATTGTAGATAATGAATTCAATATCATTGAAGATTATAACCAAACCAAATCTCTTACTTTTGCTGTATAGGCTTGGAAAGGTAAAACAGAACTAACATATAGTACAGTATATAATGAAGGAAGTTACTTTGTAGAGTATACTCCAACAGGTGTAGAATGTACTATGCAAGATGGTGTATTCAAAGTAACTAAGATAACTAATATCAATGATATGCGTATTGATTTAGTTATTAACTGTGAAGGAGCCATATCAGTAAATAGAAGATACAATATGAGTTACCAACTTGAAGCTAATGGATTGTGGGTAACTTATAATGATAATGATGCTACACCAGATAGACCTGTTGGTGATGGTACTTCTTATGGATGGCATAGAAACTATACAGCTTCAGCAATTTGGATGTCTACTAAGAGTTCTCGTAAAGTAGATGAAGGAGAGTGGGGAGATCCGAATAGATTCCGTGGTGCTTCAGTAGAAGGTGCTGATGGTCAATACACAGTATTCTGTTATACTAATTCTAGTGTACAACCACCTAAACCTACTAGTACATAGATACCTCCTGTAGACGATAACTATACTTGGTACATGTATCCGCCTAAGAGAGAAAGTAAAGAAGTATTCACTTGGATGATTCAAGC